TGTGACATATTGCCTTATAAAACCCCGGGAGGGAAGACAATGATTAAGCTCGACAAAGAAACTGAATTGAACATTCAGACATTGATCGCTATTCGAGACGACTTGGAGACCTCTCCGGCGGTGCGAATACAAGCAATCCAGACAATGCAAAAGATAATGGATGCAGCCGGTGCGTCCGTGTCAGAAGACCGTCCAAGTGCTGACGATATCATCAAAAAGATTAGGAGTGGGAAATAATGAAGGGGATGACTTATCTGGCTAAAAAGCTGGAACTCAAGAGAAGGAGAGTCCTTCTCCGTTATAGATATTATGAGCAGAAGCAGACTGCTCACGACCTTGGAATTTCAACTCCGGAAGGTCTTCGTTGGTTCGAAGTGGTCAATGGATGGTGTACCAAGGCCGTTGATAACCTTGCCGATCGTCTCCAGTTTGACAGTTTTGAGAACGATATTTTCATGATGCAGGAGATGTTTAACTTGAACAATCCTGACATCTTCTTTGATGATGCAATCCTGTCTTCACTCATAACTTCATGCGCGTTCGTGCATATTACACGAGGCGAGAAGTTCAAAGAAGAGACGAAAATGCGGTTCAATATCATTGATGGATCCAACGCAACGGGTATCATCGACGACTTCACGAAGCTGCTCCTTGAAGGGTATGCAGTTTTGGAGAGAGACGATCAGGATGTTCCGACAAGGTGGGCGTACTTCACACCGGGCCGTGTTGAGTATTACGAGAAGGACGAGACTGATCCCGTTCTGGTCGAAGAATTCAAGTCCAGATATTGCTCACTGGTCCCGATCATATACAGACCTGACGCGAAAAGACCGTTCGGTCATTCGAGAATTTCTCGTGCTTGTATGGAATACTCAGCAAGCGCGATGAGAACGGTGAAGAGAATGGAAATCTCGTCAGAGTTCTATTCATTCCCGCAGAAGTACGTGACGGGCGTGAGTCCTGATGCGGACGTTATGGATAAATGGCAGGCGACAATGTCGGCGATGCTGACATTCTCGAAGGATGAGGATGGAGACAAGCCGACACTCGGACAGTTCCAAGCATCTTCGATGGCTCCCCACGTTGAACAGCTGAAGGCGACGGCTTCATTATTCGCAGGAGAAACGGGACTGACTCTTGATGATCTGGGATTCGTCACGAGTAATCCGTCAAGCGCAGAAGCAATCAAGGCGGCACACGAGAATCTGAGGCTTGCAGCAAGCAAGGCACAGAGATGTTTCTCGGTCGGCTTCAAGAATGTCGGCTATATTGGCGCTTGCATGAGAGACAACGAAGACTACAGACGCGAAGTCATCTTCGAAACGCAGATGATGTGGAAACCCACGTTCGAGCCTGACGCGCAGATGCTTAGCGCCATCGGTGATGGAGTCCAGAAGTTGAATCTTGCCATCCCCGATTATATTGACGAATCGAGGATGAGAAGGCTGACGGGTATTGAGTGATGGTTACTTACGAAGACATCAAAGGTCCGTTCCTGGATGCGCTCGCGGAAGATACGAGAGCTCAAAACCTTCTGGCGCTCATTAATTCAGGACGCGGGACATATTCGACCGCTTCGGCTTATGCGGCACGGGTGGGTGAATGTCTTGCTCGTGTCCTGAGAGAGTATGCGCCGGAAACGAGCATAGCAGACTGGGATATTGAGAACCTTCTTCCGAAGTCACTCGGTCTTGACCATGCAATCGTATCTGAAGCCTGCCGGACAGTTCAAGAAAACATGAATGCTGACGCAGAGCTCGGGATGCGGTATGTGGAACCGAGGTTTGACAAGGACCGCTGTTACGGAATGGTCGAAGAATTACGCGAAAATCCCGAATTCACCAATATAGAAGACACTTTTTACGACCAAATTGCGAATTTTTCGCAAAACGTAGTCGATGAATCAATAAGAAGCAACGCGAGTGTGATGAGTCGAGTCGGTATCGAGTCGAAAGTCATTCGCGTGGCAGAGTTTAAGGCTTGCGCTTGGTGTCGTGAGGTTGCCGGGACATATAACTATGACGAAGTCCGGGGAACGGGTAACGATGTTTGGAGAAGACACGAGAACTGTCGTTGCACTATCGACTTCGTGACGGAGCGCAACGGCTCGCGTTACACGGAGCGAGTTAATAATCAGGTCCGCACTCAATTTGTTGAGCCTGCCGACCAGACGCGGCGGACACAGTCTGCTCCGTCTTCGGAAATCAGGCGATTGAGTAATGCAGAACGTAACTTGACGGACGAACAAAGGCGACAGCTCGCAGAAGCAGCCGAGAGGCTCGCAAGGGCGAGAGCAAGCAGGAGTGTGTAACTATGAAATTACATTCGAGAGACAAGCCACAGGAGGTAAAGATCAAAGATGACTAAAGTCGGGAATCAGATCCCGACTTTATCTGTCATATTGCCGTATGAGAAGTCATACGGGGATGAAGCAGTCCAGTTATACGATATGAGCAATAACGTCTGTCAAGAATGGCAGGCGTTATTGATTAATGACATCATGGCCACGACTGAAGATGGCCTATGGGTTCACACGAAGTTCGGTTATTCCGTCCCACGACGAAATGGCAAGACGGAAGACCTGACCATGCGCGAGATCTGGGGGCTGTTCACAGGAGAACACATCCTGCACACAGCGCACCTGACGGACACGGCCCACATCGCGTGGGAACGTCTGAAGGCAAGACTCGAGGCGATCGGAGTAGAGATAGTTACTTATAAGGCTATCGGTCGAGAGCGAATCGAGATTTTGTCAACGGGTGGCTGTGTAGACTTCAGAACACGAACCTCATCAGGCGCTCTTGGTTCCGGTTACGATCTTCTTATAATCGACGAGGCGCAGGAATACACCAAGGCGCAGCAGACGGCTCTAAACTACGTCACATCATCATCGAAGAACCCGCAGACCATCATGTGTGGAACGCCTCCGACAGCGGTGTCCGGCGGTGATGTTTTCCGTGACTATCGCGACGACACCATTCAGGGCAACAAGATCAACGCAGGGTGGGCGGAGTGGTCAGTCGATCATAAGACGGATGTCAACGACAAAGAAGCATGGTATCTGACGAACCCGTCTCTTGGAACCATCCTGACGGAGAGGACCATTCGAGACGAGATCAACGGCGATGATATCGACTTCAACATCCAGCGCTTAGGTTTATGGATCCAATACAATCAGCAGTCCGCGATAAGCGCACCTGAGTGGGACGCGTGCAAAGTGGAGAAGCCGAAGATCAAGGCTCCTCTTTGTGCAGGTGTCAAATTCGGTTGCGATGGAATGAATGCCTGTCTGTCAGTTGCGGTCAAGACCGACGATGACCGGATATTCGTTGAAGCGATTGATTGCAGGAACCAGCGCGAAGGAAATGACTGGATAATCAACTTCTTGATTAAGTGTAACGTGAAGACGGTCTTGGTTGACGGTGCTTCCGGGCTCGAGACATTTATCAAAGAGTGTCAAAAGCAAAAGCTCAAGGGCGTGAACGCTTGCAAGGTTAAGGAAGTTGTTCAAGCATCCTCAGACTTCGAAACAGCCATCACAAAGAAGACGATATGTCACTGTGGACAGCCAGGATTGAGGCAATCAGTCACAAACTGTCAGCACCGTGCGATTGGCTCGGGTGGCGGTTACGGTTACAAGACTTTAGATGATGACATTGAAGTGGCACTCATCGAGTCTTGTGTATTAGCAACTCACGCCTGTTCGACTTACAAAGAAGTCAAGAAGCAGCGCGTTAGTTATTAATAAATTCACGTTACCGAACGGACAAAATCGGGGAAAGGACAAAATTATGTCAGAAGAATTCAAGCCCATCGAGACACAGGAAGAGCTCGACAAGATCATCACGAATCGCCTGAAGCGCGAGCGGGAGTCCGCTGAAAACAGGTTCAAAGGATGGATCTCTCCGGAAGACCATCAGAAGGGAATCGAAGAGGCTAACAAGGCATTTAGTGATTACAAGGAAGCTCACAAGAACGATGAGCAGACGATCGCAGATCTCACAGCGAAAGTAAAAACATACGAGACGACATCGTTGAAGAGCCGGATCGCTCATGAGGTCGGGTTGTCTTATGACTGGATTTCCAGAATCAGCGGAGAAGATGAAGAGTCCATCCGAGCTGACGCGGAGTCCTTGAAGAAGCTCGTTGGAGCGGGAACCGTTCTCGCACCGACAAAATCAACAGAAAGCGGAGAATCGACTGATCCGGCAAAAACGGCGATGAAGTCCCTTCTTGGCGCAATAAAAACTAATTAATAAAGGAGAAAGAATTATGGCTTTCACATCAGCAGGTTTCCCTTCTGAGTTGGTAAGGGAAGTATTCGTAGCAGCACAGGGCAAGTCTTCCATCGCGAAGCTCGCAAAGCAGACACCTATCGCATTCAGCGGTACAGACATCATGACCTTTTCTCTCGATGGAGAAGTCAATCTCGTAGCCGAAGGAGCTGCAAAGGGTGAGCACACAGGCGGAAACAGTGTTATCAGAATGGTTCCTCTCAAGATCGAGTATGGCCAGAGAGTATCTGATGAGTTCGTTCGTTGCTCCGAGGAGAAGCAGCTCGAGTATCTCAGAGCATTCAATGAGGGCTTCGCAAAGAAGGTCGCTCGTGGTCTTGATATCATGGCTTTCCATGGTGTTAATCCCGCAACTGGTTCTGCTGCGACAGCAATCGGAACAAACTCATTCGACACGAACACAGATGTAAATGATATTACTTACAACCCGCTCTCACCTGATCCGGAAGGAAATGTCGAGACAGCAGTTGCAGCTCTTGGTGATTACGACCTCAACGGTATCGCAATCGACAAGACATTCGCACAGGCTCTCGCAGGCCTCAAGGTCAATGGCGTATCTCAGTATCCTGAGCTTCAGTGGGGCGGACAGCCTGAGTCCATCAAGGGCGTTCCTTCCTCTGTAAACAGCACAGTTTCCGCAGTTACCGGTAAGCACGCATATTGCGGTGACTTTGAGAACGCATTCAAGTGGGGCTATGCAGAGTCCATCAACCTCGAGGTTATCGAGTACGGTGATCCTGACAACTCCGGCAAGGACCTCAAGGGTTACAACCAGGTTTACCTCAGAACAGAGGCATGGATTGGTTGGGCTATCCTCGATGGTGCAGCATTCGCAAGAATCGAAGAGTAAGGAGCGGAATGATCATGCGCTATCGAAACAAAGTCACGGGCGCGATCATTGATGTGGCTTCCGAGTTAAACGGAAAGAACTGGGAGAAGATAGGCGGCAAGGCTGAAAAGTCTGCCGCTATTTCCACAGTCCCCACAGAAGAAGTGATCGAAGCGCCTAAAAAGAGAAGAAGAACAACGAAGAAATAAGAGGTGAACTATGGGAACAAACTATGCAACTGTTGCGGATATACAGAGTCTCAAAAGACCTCTGACGCAAGCGGAGCAGGACAGAGCAAATGCGCTCATCCCTGTCATCAGTTCGCTGATTCGTGTTGAAGCCAAGAAGGTCGGAAGAGACTTCGATCAGATGATCACTGCCGATCCCGACCTGTCAGATGTGGCGAAGGGTGTAGTTTGTGACGTGGTTATGAGAGAGTTGAACACTCCCGGCACACAACTTCCCGCAACTTCATACAGTGAAGCGGCGGGCGGTGTGTCGCAGTCGTTCAGCCTTCCCAACTCAAGTGGTTCAATAAAACTCTGGCCTTCCGATCTGAAGACACTTGGTCTTAGAAGACAGCAGATAAGCGCATTGAGTTTAATGAAAGAGAGAAGGGAGTGTCATTGATATGCTTCCTTCTTTTGCTAATCAGACAATAACGGTCATCAGACCGAAATATAAGGATGTGAGAGGTTCTTTGGTCCCTGATTGGGAAAACACCGAAGAACCTTTTGACATTCATGGTTGTTCTGTTCAGCCGGCATCAACTTCCTTGTCGCAGGATGGGCGCATCCTCGGTATATCTGACGGATGGACAGCCTATCTCCCTGATGACTCGGATGTTAAAGCCGGAGATCACATCGAGTTCGATGGTAACACCTACGAGATCAATGGAAAACCGAGGATCTGGACAGGCACGATGCGCTGTTCCCACATCCAGCTCAACTTGATGAGATGGGAGGGATGATCTATGAGTGTGAGATTAGTCTTCAATTCAGACGGCTTCCGTCAGCTCCTTAACTCTCCCGAAGTGGAACAGCTGGTCACTGAAAAGGCGACCATGATCGCGGAACGGGCAAATTCGGCAAGCGGTCTTGATAGTTTCCAGGCACACTCAGTCAAGGCGGGGACTCGTTACATCGCGTTCGCAGGAACCACAGACGAGGCAAGCGCACAGGCTGAAGCGGAAGACAAAGTATTGAGTCAGGCGGTGTATTGATATGGAAATATTACGAAGTATTGATATCGAGAACATCGTCAGACTGGCTTTATCTGACTACTTCACTATTTACTGCCGACCTCTTCCGTCAAAGTTCACCGTGCCGTCTCTCGAAGTTCAGAGAGTCGGCGGAACGGACGCTAACACGATCGACACATTCGACATCGTTCTTGATTCGAGAGCGAAGGAACCAGCTGACGCAGACGAACAGTTGAGAAACGCGATCGGTGTTTTGAAACAAGTGGCAAAAGACCAAACAACAGCGATTCGATTTATCGAAGTTAATTCATCAGGCTCATGGGGGAGCGATCCTGTTCGGCCTGACCTGGCTATGTGCTCCGCCAGATTAAGAATCGTAGCACATCAAGAGAAAACAACTATTAACAGGAGGTAAACGATATGGCTTCAAATGAAGTTCAGCTCGGAGGCGGTTATGCTTCCGGTATGTTTTACACTGCACCTGCTAACACAGCTCTCCCCACATATCCGGGTGATGATCTGACAGCATGGACAGAAGTTGGTGATATCGACGCAGATGGTATCACTTTCACACCTCGCGACAGCGACACACTCAAGAACTGGGCAGGTCAGCCGAAGAGAGTTATTCCCGGCGCTGATCCCGCAACAGTTTCAGCTAAGATCATGGACACAACGAAGGCTGCACTCACAGCGATCTTCGGTTCTGTCACCGAGACCGCCGCTACTGCGGACCATGGCAAGCTCCTCACGATCGACACGGATGCCAAGCCTGCCGCTGCTGCTTTCCTTTTCGTAATGAAGGACGGCGACGACATGAAGATTCTTGGCACATCCAATGGTCTCATCAGTGAGCTTGGCGATGTCACATTCAAGAATGACGAAGCAATCGAGTGGGAAGTTACCATCCAGGGCAACTGGACACTCGTTTGCGATGACGGACAGACGATTTAAGGAGATACGGAAAAATGGCTGAGGTTTTCAAGTTCCAGAAGAAGAAGAAAGTTTATTTCAATGTGGAGATAGACGAAGAAGTAATCTCGCTCCCTATGGGCGCGTCGATGCCGACGGGCTTATATGACAAGCTCGCGAATATCACGAAGCTCACGGAGATCATCAAGGGTAACGGGAGCAATTCAGAGAAACTCGAAGCAAATTCGAAAGTCTTTAACGAGCTGATTGATATATATGAGTCAATCATCCCGAAGGAAGTCTTTGAGAGATTAGGATTTAAGGATTGGGCGGTGGAAGACCTGATCGCGTTATTCAACGCATGGCAGGAAGCCGCTCTGAAGTTCCAGGGGATCTCCCTGGGGGAATCGCAAGCCTCTGCGAGTTCGTGAATGGACACAAAGAGGCGATTGAATATGACTTGATAACCTCAGCCGGTATCGAGTTAAGCGAAGTTGGAAGCTCCCTGTCGATGGGAGCTTTCTCTTCGTTCGTCAAAGCTCTTCCGAATAACTTTGATTCGGCACTTTGGCGATCAACTCACGAAGACACCGCACTGTGGGCTACTACTTTGAGGACGAACGCACTTCTGGCAGATATATTCGATGTTTTATCACAGATCAATGCGAACCTGTGTGCCGGATTCAGCCACAAGAAAGCCTCAAAGATAACACCTATGCCGCGACCTTGGAGCGAGGGCAAGACCAAGACCAAGAAGATCGGCAAAGGTGCTCTCCCGAAGTCAGAACTCCGGGAGTGGATAAAGAACTACAAGAAAAGGAGCTGATTCGATATGCCGAATATTGAACTCGCGAGAGCCTATGTGACGATCGTGCCATCAATGGAAGGCGCACAGGAGACGATCGCTTCCGAGTTATCCGGTGTTGATTTTTCATCGCAGGGCTCGGCAGGCGGTGCGGACTTTGGTGATGCGTTTTCCTCCGCTTTGCTCGGTGCGGGTTCCATCGCTCTGTCCATCGGTTCCCAGATAGCAAGCGGACTTGCTGAAGGCGCGACAGCCCTGGCTAATTTCACGGCACAGGGCGGTGCGTATGCCGATGAAGTTCTTACCATGAGCACGAATACTCATATCGCCACTGAAGACCTTCAAGCGTATATGTATGCGGCAGAGTTAGTCGATGTTTCAACAGAGACCTTGACTTCTTCCATGGCACGAAATGTTCGAAGCATGAACAGTGCAGCAGACGGCACAGGAGCCGTCGCCGATGCTTATGCAGCACTCGGAGTTGCGGTCACTGATTCAGACGGTAACTTGAGAGACTCGCAGACTGTTTACTGGGAGTTGATTGACGCACTCGGTCAGGTCGATGACTATACACAGCGCGATGCACTTTCCATGCAAATTTTCGGACGGTCAGCTCAAGACTTGAACAGTCTCATAGCAGTTGGATCTGATGGAATGGCACAATACGCACAGCAAGCGCAGGAAGCGGGTGCAATCCTTGATGGAGATACACTCGAAGCATTTGGCGCTTTTGACGATGTGACGCATCAGCTCGATTCAGGTATGCAGGCTGCACAGAATGCACTTGGCACGATATTGCTCCCGATCCTCACAGAGATGGGGACCAGCGGTGTTGACTTACTCGGTCAGTTTACGCAGGGCATCCTTGCGGCAAACGGCGATATCACACAGATGGGAGCCGTGTTTGACACGATCGTCCCTCAGCTCACGAGCCTGATCTCTACCTATCTTCCAACACTGGTTAATATCGCGACAACGATCATCATAACTCTGGCAAATGCCTTAATTGCGAATTTACCGACCATCCTGAGCGGCGCGGGAGAAGTCCTGTTCGCCATCTGTGAAGGGATAATTGCTGTCCTTCCTCAGCTGGCACCTGTGGCGGCAGACCTCATCGTCAGGCTGGTCGAATTTTTGATTGAAAATTTACCAACCGTGATCGATTCGGCAGTTTTGATTATCATCGCCGTTACGGAAGGAATTGCCAACGCACTTCCTGAACTTATCCCGGCCGTAATTCAGTGTATCTACACGATAACTGAGACATTAATGGAACACCTTGATGAGATCATCGCTGCGGCACAGGACCTCTTCTTCGGAATCGTTGAAGGTCTCATCCAGGCAACACCGACCATCCTCGCCGAGATCCCGACACTCATCACATCCATGCTTGAAGAGTTTGGACAGCTCGGGCCACAGCTCGCATCCAACGCGCTTGAGTGGGGCATCGACATGGTTCAGAACCTGATCGATGGCGTCCGCTCGATGTTCGGAAATTTAAGCGACGCAGCGAGCAATTTGGCTTCGTGCATATCGGATTACCTGCACTTTTCGGTTCCCGAAAAGGGGCCTCTCTCGGACATGGATGTCCACGGCGGTGCAGGACTCGTGAGGTCCTTTATTGAAGGAATCGAAGATGGCAGTCCTGAGCTCGAGGCGACTCTGAACAGGACACTGTCACTCCCGACTATGGCTGCACCGGAGCTGATAACTGATATGAGCGGGACAGGCGGAAATATCGTCATTCCTGTCAATATTGGACAGGAGAGGCTCGACACTATCCTCATCAGAGCTGACCAGCTCGCGACATACAGAAGAGGGAACTAATCATGGCGAATGTAATATCACTAAAACTCGACAATATAACACTCGATCTAACGAATGATAAATATTCGGAGAGCTTCAAGAACGTCGATTCTTTGAAGACTTCAGAAGCAGGAACAACTCTTCGAGCAGTGGTGAGAACAGGCATTCCTTCTCTGTCCGTAGCTTATAAGTGTGACGGCACCGAGAAGGGCAAACTTGACGCACTCTCTCGCGCCTCGAAACTGACTTGCAAGCGATGGAATGAAGCGAGTGGCGCTGTTGTCACATGGCACTGCTTCATGACGAACTATTCCGCTGACCTGATTCTTGAGACTGCGACGACTCGATTTTACAAAGTGAGCTTCAAACTGGAAGACTTGGAGGACTGATATGTATTCCGTATCGAACGACTATTTGACCGCGATTGCAAGTAACGCGCGGGCGCATAAGATATCAGGAACCGTCCGAGGCACGTCCTTCGATGATGGCGATATCATTCGCAATTCGTTCGTCTATAAGAATCAGTTTTGCCCCGCAACAGAGATCGAGCTTGGCGGCGTGTATGTCGGCGAATTAGACCTGACTTTCACGGAAGCATTCGCCAACACTATGAACATCCGAGGCTCTTGGAGAGGACTCTCCATCACGATCTCGTTCGGTGTGGAGCTTGAAGACAGTTCCTTCGAATACATTCCGATTGGAGTGTTCACGATAGAACAGGCAGTATGGAGCGATGCAGGACTCAAAGTCGTGGCTTACGACAATATGAGCCTGTTCGATAAGACTGCTCAATTCAATACAACATCGGGGAGCTTATTCGATTTGCTTTCCCTGATCTGCACTGAATGCAGCGCGACTCTGGAAATGACACAGGCAGAATGTGAAGCACTCCCGAACGGGACAGAGACTCTGACACTTGTCGGAGGCTCGTCCATCATGACTTACCGCGATATGCTGTCACAACTTGCAGCTGCGGTTGGATGCTTCGCCACAATAGACAGGTCCGGATATCTGGTCTTCAGGCCGATGCCGGACACATCGGTCATCACTGACGAGATTCCCGCGAAGTTGAGATATTCGACTTCGTTCTCCGATTACACGAGTTTCTATTCAGATCTCGAAGTTCAGAACATGGTCGATGACACCATTTCGCTCTACTTCAATACCAGAAGCGGCGGACTGACTATGAAGATCGGCACGAACCCATTCTTGCAGTACGGTGAGGATGCGGACCTTGATAGACAGAGACAGGCTGTCATTGATTCGCTGGAACCATTCAACGCGACACCGTTCTCTGTGTCGATTCTTCCGAATCCTGCCTATGACCTTGGCGATGTTATTCGCTTCACGGGCGGCATCGGTGCAAATTCTATCGGAGTCATCATGTCTTACACGATCAAGATGGACTGCACCGTCATCGAAGGCTATGGAGAGAATCCGGCAGCTTCAACCGTAATGAGCAAAGAAGAGAAGCAGATCGCTTCAAATGCGAAGAACAGCAAGTCGCAAGGGATCACTTATTACCCGTTTATAAACGCAGATGCTATCTCGCTATCGCATACAGAAAAGAAGATATATGAGATTTATTTCGCAACAGCTGACCAAACAACCGTAACCTTGTGGCACGAGCTGAAGATCCTGTCAGCTCTTGATGGAACCACGCAGAAGGTCAAACTGCATTACTACTATGATGGCGGTTTGATCGAGTATGAACCTATCAATACTTATGGAGAGAACGGATATCATCTCTTCAAGGGAGACTACTGGCTCGTCAATGTCGCTCCGGGAGTCGTTCACAGATTCAAGGTTGCAGCTTCCATCGACTCAGGTTCCGCGACTATTGCGGCAGGCGATGTTCATGCCCTGTTAATGGGACAGAAGATGGATGCTTCCACAGGCGGAGAAGATGGATATCTTTCACTTACAGACGAATACACGCCTCTCGTTTCCGGTCCTGTCTTCAATTCAGACCTGACCGAGAGTGTGACACTCACCACAGAGCAGAGCACGGAAACTTTCTATCTATCGACTGTATCAGGTGACGGAATCGCCACAGTAGGTGGTGACAATATTGTTATATCAGGAGGGAATGAATAATGGCAAATGTGGAGATTAATCAGCTCCCGAGTGGGACACTCGATTCCGAGACCTCGATGCTTGCGACGGATAACTTGGTCAACGGTGCATATGGTTCATATAGCACGACTCCAAAAGATATAGTCGGTTCGTGCATTACAAAGTTGCAGGCGACCTTGGAAGCAGGTGAGACTTCGCTCCTCTTCCAAGATCCTCATATCAAAGACGGTTCCTGCATTGAGTATTTCACAGTTCCGCGCGGAGTTTATCCGACTAATGAGCAGGCTGTTCCGGGAGTCCTCAATCTGACATTCCCGGAACTCTCGTATGACCTGGTTGTAACAGTGAGGATAATAGGATGATTTTTTTCAAAGCATACCCGAACAGGAATCTTCCACCGGCACCGTCAGAGTGGGACATGGAATTGTATAATGTCGATTTTTCGAGCGAAGATCCATACGATACGATCAATTTGCGCGGGCGTTCCTTTTTGGTCGAGTTCAGCCTCGATACAGACGCGGAAAACTACGACAACGACAACGCGTTCGGGTTTATCACGATGTCAGGACCAGGCGTCGAGCCACACGAATGTACCCGTGTTGTCGAGTTCTCGATGAATAAATACAGAATGATAGTGTATATTCTCGGTCGTATTTATTTCGATGACTCTGACGAGAAACATCGGGCAATCGGGGAGATTTCAGGCGCATCAAGACGCTTTGAAGGCGATTGGAGAAATACACCGCTCCGCGTCTCTTTTAACAAAGACGGAGGCTTTATCTTATTCACTCAAGACGAGCACGGCTTTTGGAACTCTATATGCACCACAATCCCGCAAGGCGTCCCTAAAGAATGGGAGGAAGGACATGAGGGAGAGTGGGAACATATTACCTCGTATTGGGATTCCTTCCCGATTAACGACATAAAAATCGGCGAGTGGTACGGCGGTGTTGCTCTTCATCAATTCGACGGCAAGGCGAATTATATAAAGATCAAAGACACCTCGGAGGAGGAGCAAGAATGAAAGGTCACGTTAGACTTGAACTGCACGACGCGAGAACAGACCGCGTTATAAAAAGAATCGAGGGCCATAATACCATCACTCCATTTGTTGCTCAGGCTATCTCAAGAGGCGACTTCAACGGCATTATGGATAGAACGAAGATGATGCCCGTTGCGCAGAACTGGTTCGGTGGCTGCATCCTCACTGATAAGGCGAACCCGACAGCAGGCGACACTTTTGGCATGGTCGCCGGTGATGCGGAGATCGTCGCCACGGCGGGCAACGATGCTTACACAGGAAACAACCTGAGAAGAGGTTCAGCTGATAACTCTTCAGGCATGACCGGTCCGATAACCGGTGGATATAGGTTCGTGTGGAGATGGAACGAAACCCACGGAAACGGACATATCGAGTCCGTGTGTTTAACCAGGCCGAATCTGGCAAAAGTACACTTCAAGGTCGCGGGCAACCTCGACTATGAAGACGATCCGACTCTTCCCATGACTTTCGCGAACGAGTCTCTTTCAAACGGAACTGTCGCGATGTCAAATGACCTCATGAAGCTGACCGTCATCGACTACGAGCGCGAGATTGGTTATAAGGTTTGGTATGAAGGGGACACGACAGAGGGTGAGATCAAGATTGAAGAGTATGCACTCAACACGAAGATCCTGCATCTGACCGGTGCTTCCCTCGATATCCGGGAGCAGATCGGAAGCACTCACATCATCAGCATGGAGAGTGGCATTCCTTATGCTATGTCAGAAAGACACATTTTCGAGAACACGACAGTCGTGTATGTCGGGAATCTGCTTCACTATATCTTCGTGAATGTTGGATCCAATCAGCTTGTTGACTATGTGATTGATCCATCAGACTTCACACTGGTCACGACTTATTCGAGGACTTACACCGGGCTGACATTCCCGACCTGGGCGGGAAGCCTGGTCGATTTTACCACGAATGTTAAGGACGGAATGTGGATCGAATACGATAACGGAGTTCCATATCTGTATGCAGTCGCAGAAGTCAATTCCGTGTTGAAAGTCGTTCAGTGTGGTCTTTCAGATTCGTCATGGACTGAAGTTTGTGACGATCCGATCGCTTCAGATAAGAACGGAGTATGGATAGGTCTTCCAAACGGAGACCGCTACAAGGCGCTGAGGAACGGCACGTCGGCACTCTACTGGCACAACGATAAGTGGTACAGAACGAATCTGAACGATTACCACGTGCAGGGCAATCTGCTTCAGGGCATCCACAGTGGTGATCTGTATGGAACGAATATCATGAAGATGGACTCCAACAGGCCCGCAGCTGCGAACTGGACCTGCTCACTGGATGCGTTCTTCCCATGGGTATCAACAGTATATAACTTGAACAGTGTGGATTTCGTTGATAAGAACCTGAACCACACAATGACCTTAATCTATGAAATAACAGAAAATTAAAAATACAAAGGAGATCAAGAAAATGGCAGTTAGAATGGTAGGAATCCAGCAGAGAAACGCAGAGAGTGGAAAAGTGATCGCGACTGTTGTCGCTGACACAAAGGTGGAAGTCACGGACGAGCTGACAGTGGGAGATTATGAACTGGGATTTGGCTCCACAGCCGTAACTGTTGATGGCGATGTCGGCATTTGTGACTCAGATGGAACATGGCATTGGTTATAAGGAGGTAGGGTATGGATAACGATACAACATTTGCACTTGCCGTTGCCGCATTAAAGAGAGCCAAAGTTGCCAATGAACGCATAGACGCACTTCCCTTGCCTATGATTTTTAAGGGAACTCTTGGCACAGGCGGAACGATAACAACTCTACCTACAGCTTCAAGTTCTAACGAAGGTTTTGTGTATATCGTCATAACAGACGGCACATATGCGGGGCAGACGGCAAAAGCGGGAGATACTTTTGTTTCTGACGGCTCGTCTTGGGTGCTTGTGCCTTCGGCTAACGAGCCTTCTGTTATTGATGATAGTGTTATAAGTACGGCTCTTACTTGGTCAAGCGATAAGATAAGTGGACACGTTGAAGGTAACGCTGACGGCACGCCCGCCGCCTCGCTCTCTACTCTCAAGATAGGCGACACTCTCTATCAGGTGGACGGAAAGAAGATATGCTACGGGTTCCATATTGATAGTGCCGAGACGGACGCAGATGACGCAGTTACCTACCTTGAGGACGCAGTAGGCATGACACCTGCTTACATGGACTACACTAATGACAAGTTTGTTTACGGCTCTTGGGAAAATGCTTTCTTCATGCCTCGCCCTTGTATGCTGAAATCTGACGGAACAGTTGATTACTACCTCGATAAGAACGATTACTCAAAGAAAGAGGACGGCACGGCTTCTGATATAGCGAATGACGCTTATGACGGAAACGCCATGATGGAGTGGGGTAAGATATGGTATAAGGTAGTTCCTGACGCTAACGATGACGCTTCTGTTTCGGTTTATATCTCTGATAGGAAACTTGACGGACAGTATCACGCATGGTCTAATCTCGATGATAACGGAAATGCTGTGGAACATTTCTACACACCGATTTACAACGGCTCTATCGTCAATGACGGAACGAATGATGTTCTCCGTTCATTGAGTGGCAAGACCTATAAGGACTTGTGCCAGAGTAAGACCGTAACAGTTGAAAGAACAATGGCACAGAGGAATGGTAGCGGTTGGGACACGGAAGTCTACTGTGATTACATCGTCATGTCTTACTTACTTATTCTCATAAGTAAGTCGCTCGACACAAGCGGTAAGTTTGGTAACGGTAGGTGCAGGCAGACTTCAGCCGTTTCATCTATGCTTGGTACAGGCACTATGGACACAAAGGGTATGTTCTGGGGTAGCAACACGAATGACTACGGTGTGAAAGTGTTCGGCATGGAGAATCAATGGTCTAACCAGATGAGACGCTTCTGTGGACTTATTCTCGATGATAATGTGTGGAAATATAAGTTGACAAAGAGTACGGCTGACGGCTCTGCGGCTTCTGACTATAACACAGAAGGAACGAATTACCTTACGCAGAATGATACCGCACCCGCACAGAACTTTGTTCAGAAGATGTACTTCAATGAGGACGGCTCATTCTATGATAAGGAAATAAGTTCTTCATCTTCGACAAGATATAAAGACTACTTCTATGTCACGACAACAGGTAAAAGATACGCGGTTCGCGGCGGTGCTTGCTACAACGATGCGGCTTCTTGCGGTGCGTTCTATCTTTTTCTGAGCAACACTGCGTCTTCTGCGTACGGGGACGTCGGGGCTTCCGTTTCTTATAGGTAATAGTAAAGGAACTTTGATATATGGGTTTACGTAGCACGAAAATTCTCACGATTTACGACGGTAATTGCAACAACACATTGGCAAAGAATACATAACCAAATGGAGGTAAAGCATCATGTTAAGTTGGTATGACGCATACGACACATCGGACAGAGAACATCAACCCGATTCTGTGGTGTTCACAGACAGAAGGTGGGTAAGAGTTCGTAAAGACTTCGAGTTCATCGAAGGAGACGGAGAGCGCATCGAGCCGCATTGGCACTTCTTGGAAAAGAAAATAGCCAAAGAGGACTGGGAGATATTCCAATCTGTTCAGGGGCATGATGTGGCTCTTGACGATGTGTTTTCCGCACTTACAGAGCTTGCAGGAATTATCGTAGGAGGTGAGTAATATGGCGAAAATATATTACAGACGCATAAAGGCAGGAGAAATGACGCTTGAAGAAGTACCTGCAAGGTGGTATGAGGCAGTTAAGGCTTTACTTGACGCTGACGAGTTAAAATAAGGAGACTCACAATGACTAATAAAACCTACGACATTATCCGTACCATAGGCGAGATAGCCGTTCCTGTAATTGCGTTTATTGCGAGTGTGTTGTATAAGGAAATATAACTTCGTGTTATACTTTAAGTGAAGGGAGGATTAAGACTATGAAATATCTTAAAAGTAAAGAATGGTGGGAAAAAGCAGGCGTTAGAGCAATTAAGACTTTTTTTCAAGCCTTTGTTGCAGGCGTGGGTTGTTCTGTTGTGCTTCAAGATGTTAATTGGGTGTATGTACTCTCTGCATCCGCCCTAGCGTCTATTCTCTCTCTTGCTACATCTCTTGCAGGCTTGCCCGAAGTAGAGGACTGAAATGGTACTTAGTAACGAGATAGACATTAACGAACTCATAAAGACGGGTATTTCTGCTATCGCTATGATAGTGGGTGTTACCACCTTTATTCTCGCTCAAGTGCGTAATGGTAAGACTGATATTAAAGAAGATGAGAAAGAGTTATCTGAAATGCGGTCGGGCATATTTAAGGCTAATATGAAATTAGACCAAGTATGTGCTACTACAAACGAAACAAGAGCAGATATAAAGGCTATGAATAAGACACTTGCGGAGCATGGGGAAGAAATAGCAGTTATCAAGCGTGACCTCAAGACCGCTTTTAATCGTATAGATGAAGTTCGTGAATACGTTAAGAGCAGAGAAGAAAGAGAGGCTAAAGCATGACTATCATTGATAAAGCAGTTAATTGGGCAGTAGGTATTGCTAATGATAATTCTCATGGTTACGACCAAATAGGACGTTGGGGCGTTGATTATGACTGCTCTAGCCTTGTTATCCAAGCATACGAAGAAGCAGGACTGAAAGTAAAAGAAGCAGGTGCGTCATATACAGAAAATATGCGTAGTGCTTTTAAGAAATGTGGCTTTCAAGATATTAAGTACACAAAAGGTATGTTACTTTTAAAAGGAGATGTACTTCTTAACGAGAAGAAGCATACTTGTATATTTATCGGTAATGGTCAGATAGTACAAGCGTCTTGTAACGAAAAGGGCGGTATCTATAACGGAAAAGACGGCGACCAAACAGGTTGGGAAATAGCAGTCGGTAAATTCTATGAATTTTCAAAAGGTTGGGATTACGTTTTAAGATACAGAGAAGATAAGGAGATTAAGACCGTGACAGTAGAAATGCCTGTATTACAGTTAGGTTCAAAGTGTTATGAAGTAGGTACACTTCAAATTATACTCAATGGAAAGAATTTCAAGGGCGAAAACGGCAAGCCTCTTACTGTTGACTGCGATTTTGGTAAAAACGTAAGATATGCCGTTCATAATGTTCAAGTTGAAATGCAGAAGAAGGGTATCATTCAAAACATTGATGATATATGCGGACAAAAGACCTGGAACTATCTGCTTAAAGGATAACTAGGAGAAGATACGGATCAAACCCATAACTATAAACCTCCTTTTTATGTGGCGCATCATCATTAAAACCCTCATTCCGTATCGTGAGGGTTTTAGTTTACAAAGAATTTGTTGATATTGAACTTCCGGTAAGTTAAACTAAAAGTGCAACGTGGAAAATCTTTCACATGAATGGAGGTAAAAATATGGAAAACAATGATAATATCATTATGAGCCGTATCGCTTTTGAACGTATGCAGGCAAAAGACGAGAGAAATGATCTTTGGCGTAATAGAATCATAATATTTCTCATTATTGCCTTGATCGCAACAAACGCTGCATGGTTGTATTTTTGGAATCAGTATGACTATGTTAGTGATGACTACATCGAAGTAGAGGCTTCTCAAGACGGAGATGGAGTTAATATCGTAGGAGCAGGAGATGTTGATTATGGCACAAACAGTAACGATCCGCAGACGCAGGAGCAATTCGAGAGTACGCCGTAATGGTAGTAACGGAACAAGGCGTAGAAGAAGATGAACTATGAGAATATTACCAATTCTCAGATAGAACACGAGATAGACGAGTGGATTCATTCAGAACGAGATAGAAAGATACTCAAGCGTAGGCTTATAGATGGTATCTGTTATGAACCTCTTGCTGATGAAATGAATATGTCGGTTAAACAGATAAAGAATATCGTATCAAAATGCGAGTCCAAACTTTTTAAACATATCTAATTCCTTTTAATTAAAACCTTTGTGTCTGGAACGCACAAGGGTTTTTAATTACCCGTAAATTTATCTTAAATTGCAAGAAAGTTACACGGATATTTCATTTTAACGAACATTATATTTTGACAAAATAGGACATATAGGAGGTTTACTATATGCCCTATGTTTATTTCAATGACAATCCTCGTAATCAACGTGTAGGAGATTGCTCTGTACGAGCAGTCAGTAAAGCTACAGGGAAAAATTGGGAAGAAGCATATCTCGGATTGTGTTCAGAAGGACTGATTTATGCAGATATGCCATCGTCTAATTACGTATGGGGAATGTTTTTGAGAAAGTATGGATATGTTCAAAAGACGATTGATTCTGTTTGTCCTAAATGTACTACAGTTGCTCAATTTGCCGATGAACACCCTAAAGGTAGTTATGTTCTCACTTGCCAAAGTCACGTTGTTACTTGCATAGATGGTAACTACTATGATTCTTGGGATAGTGGGGACGAGATAGTTCTTTATTACTTTGAAAAGGAGTATTGATTATGGCTTATCCTAATGGTTATTTTAATTCCTACTATCAACCGCAGCAAATAAGTTATCCGGTTCAACAAAACATTCAGCAACCGCAACAGAATAATTCTCTTGCCTGGATTCAAGGTGGAGAAGCAAGTGCTAACGCTTATCCCGTAGCACCTGGTATGCGTATGTGGTTATTCGATCGAGATGAACCTATCTTCTTTATAAAAACTATGGATAATTCCGGTATGCCACAACCTTTGCGTATCTTTGATTACAAAGAGCGTACAGCAAATGCCCCTTCAAATAGCGTTGCTCAAACTCAACCGACAGAGAATACGGATTATGTAAGCAGAAGCGAATTTGATGCGTTCAAGAGCGAAATAACACAAGCTATAAAGCAAAGACAGAATAGTAATAGTCAGCAAAAGCGACAGAAGGAGGAAAACTATGGCAGCACCCATACAACCTAATGACAATAACTTTATGACTATACTTAATCAGTTTAAGCAAAATCCTATGGCTATGTTATCTCAGAGATTTAATATTCCTCAAGGAATGAATGATCCTAATCAGATTATTCAACACTTACTTAATAGTGGTCAAGTATCACAAGAACAAGTGAACAGAGTTATGCAGATGAAGAATAATCCGCAGTTTCAAAACTTATTTAAAGGTTGATTTTTGAAATTTAACTGCGTTTTTTGCAGATTTTTTGCAAAATTTTAAGTTATTTTGCATTTATTTGCAGTTATTTACAGAAATAAACCTCGTAGCTTCGGGGGTTGGGCGAATAGCTACGAGGTGTGAGAGTTAGAAAAGTACGAAGATGACACACCCGTACCATCTTCATTCTAACGTATTTTTAATTCTCATTCAACGAACTTAACTCGATAAACGAGTTATTTAATTCGATTTCTATTAGTTGCAACGATAGAGAAATAAAAATTCTTTAGAAAAGGAGAAAAACAATGACAAATGGTTCAGAAAACATGGTAATGCCTGTAGCACCTATGTATGGTGGCATGGGTAGTGGATTCGGTAACTCATTCGGTTACGATGGTTGGTGGATTCTCTTACTGCTCTTGTTCGCAGGTGGCGGTTGGGGTAATGGCTTCGGAGGTGGCTTCGGAGGCGGAATGTATGAATTTCCTTGGCTTCTTAATGGACAGCAGGGAATTAATACAAACACTAATGCAGGTTTCAGAGATGCTATGCTCAATGACGGTATCACAAGCATTAGAGATGGAATAAGCAGTCTTTCTACACAACTTTGCGGTTGTTGCGGAGATATGCAGATGGCTCTTGCTAACGGTTTCTCTAACGCTGAATCTTCTGCTAACGCTCGTCAGATAGCTAATATGCAGACGGCATTTGGTATGCAGACAGCTATGAATCAGGGATTTAATTCTCTTGGATCGCAGTTGGCACAGTGCTGTTGTGATCAGCGTCTTGCTACTTGTCAGACACAGAACATCATTCAGAGTGAGAGTGCTGCTACAAGATTTGCTGATGCGAATAACACAAGAGACATCATCCAGAGCCAGAGCAATGGTACACAGGCTATCCTTGATAAGCTTTGCCAGCTTGAACTTGACGGTTACAAGAGGGAGAACGACAGCCTCAGAACACAGCTCACGGCGGCAAACTTTAGGGAAAGCCAGACGGCGCAGAATGCTCTTATCTCACAGGGCTTTGCGAATGAGGTAGATCAGCTTTACAACAGGCTGAATAACTGTCCTGTTCCGACAACTCCGGTCTATGGCAGAACACCTATCTTCACTTGCAATCAGAACTCCGGTTGCGGATGCAATGGTAGCTTCTACAATTAAGGAGGAATGACCTATGGCAGAATATATAACTACTGCGGATGCTACTGTTGCGTTAAATGGTACTATTCCGTTCAATAGTGTTTCTATTCCTTGCAATGCAGGACACGTTATTCCTGCTGCCCCTGGGATTCTTATTCTCAAAGGTAATACTCCGAACAGATTTGCAAGATACAAAGTTACGATGCAGGCAAATGTGGCGATCCCGACAGGTGGAGCGGTCACACCTATTGCCCTCGGTATTACGCTTGATGGGGTTACGATACCCGAAAGTGTAGCCATTGTTACTCCTGCGGCGGTAGAAGATTACACGCATATCAATACTGTAGCGATCATAACTATTCCCTGTGGCTGTTGTATGACAGTTTCAGGAAGGTATGTTGATGGTACAGAAGATGATCCTGCGGTAACACCTACTCCCTCGATAACAGTTAGACGTAACGCTTCAATATCTGTTGAAAGAATTGCATAAGGAAGGAGGATTGCAAGATGAAGGCTTTATATGACATTCAAGACATAATGGAAGATGAACTCAAGTCTATTTCAAAGAAAGAAGAAATATCTTCTGCTGACCTCGATAACATCTATAAGATGGTCGATGTTATTAAGGATATTACGACTGTTGATGCTATGCACAAAGCAGAGCAAGAAGGTTATTCTCGTGATTACGCAAGGGATTACTCTCGTGGTTATTCAGAGGATTATGCAAATGCTTACGGCTCTTACCGCACTTCTTATGACGGTAGGCGTGGTAGAGATGGTGACGGAGATGGCAGATATAGTGAAGATAGCTCTTATCGCAGAGGTCGTGATTCTATGGGTCGTTATACAAGTCGTGGTTCATATGACGATGGCTATAGCAGACATGGGAAAGAAGATATGATAGGACATCTTGAGGAAATGATGCGTAATGCTCGTAACGAAGAGGAAAGAGAATCTTATCGTAGAGCTATTGAGCAGATGAAGAGATAAGGTTATAATTATCTTATTGAATCAGTTGATTCCCTTGAATCCAATACTGTACTTCTTAGGGAAAGAGATGGTAGAAATACCATCTCTTTTTTATTAACATAAAAAGGGGGGCGTTATGGATTTTTCGTTTAAACTACAACCTTTTAAACATCAACTTGAAGGGATAGAATACGGACTTGCTCACGATAAGTGGCTTCTTGCAGATCAGATGGGACTTGGAAAAAGTCAACAGACTATCTGCATCGCTGATATACGGAAAGTAAAGCATTGTCTTATTATATGCTGCGTGAATGGTCTTAAATGGAATTGGCTTAATGAAATACATAAACATTCTTATGAAGAGGGTTATATTCTCGGACAAAGAGGTAATTCTATCGGAAGTAATATACAGAGGTTAGAAGATTTAAACAGGATAGATGAATTACCTCGTTTTATTATTACCAACATTGAAACTCTTAAATACAGAATACCCACAGGAGAAAAGGTAGAAAAGGTAATAAGAGGGAGAATTAAGACTGTTGACAAATACAGTTATCCTATTACAGAAAAACTGCAAGAGTTATGTGAAACAGGGCAAATAGAAATGATAGCAATAGATGAATTTAGTATCTGTAAGAATGACAATACAGAACAGGCTAAACAGATTTTAAAACTTCATACCCCTGTTCAAATAGCTATAACCGGAACTCCTGTAGAAAATTCTCCTCTTGATATTTATATGTCGTTAAGGTGGCTTGGATATTACAACGATCCTTACGGGAAGTTTAAGTATCATTATTGCAAGATGGGAGGATATAACGGCAAGGAGATATTAGGCTATAAACATCTTGACGAATTATCTTCTATTCTCGATACGATGATGTTACGCAGATTGAAAGAAGAAACACTTGATCTTCCGGATAAACTGTTTGTTGATGAATATGTTGAAATGAGCAGTAAACAGGCAAGAATATACAACGGAGAAAAAAGAACGCTTGTTAAGAATATAGACAGAATAAAGAAGTCTGCTAATCCTCTTACTGAATTTATAAGAGCAAGACAGGCAACGGGATATACGGGTATTCTTTCCGATGTGAAAGTATCTGCGAAGTTCGATAGGATGGAAGAGATAGTTGATAATGCAGTAAGCAACGGAAAGAAGGTTGTCATATTCTCTCTTTGGACTCAAATTGTGAACCCTGCTTATGAAAGACTATCCAGGAAACATAAGGGCGTAATCATTACAGGAGATATTAGTGATAATGAACGCTATGAGAATAAAGAGTTGTTCCAGAACGATGATAGCGTAGAGTTTGTCATAGGCACTATCGGTGCTATGGGATATGGAATTGATCTATACGCAGGAGAAGTAGTCATCTTCCTTGACGAACCTACGAATATGGAAAGAAAGAATCAAGCACTCGATAGACTTCATAGAATAGGGGCTACTCATAACATCACTATCTATACTCTTATGTGCAAAGACACGATAGATGAAAGAGTACACCACCTTGTAGAAATGCGAGGAGAAATGTCTAATATTCTGATAAACGGAAGTTCTGAATTAGATAAAACAACCCTTATTAACTATTTGCTAACATAACAAACGTGTACTATAATATTTATCATGGAGGTATGAGTAATGAAGCCGATGTTTACAAAAGAAGAAGTATGTGTTGCCGTGGGAGTATCTTTGCAAACTATTAATAATTGGTACAGATTTAAGAAAGAAAATCCCGATGACGAATACGCCAAGATATTGCCGGAGCCTATAACCTTAAATGTCCGCAGACAAAAGGTATGGACACAAAAGGATATTGATACTCTTAAAAGATTTAAGGAAACAAAGCCTAAAGGTAGAAGTGGCGTAATGGGAAGTGTAACTCAACGCTATCAGAAGAATGTTAAATCAGATAAAACATAAACAATATCTTGCTTCATCTCTTTATTACAGATACATTACAATAATTCTTTTGTGGTTGACGATAAACCACAATAGATGTAATATAAAGAAGATGATGCAAACCACAGGAGGTATAGAATGAACAAATTAGTGGTACTTTTAACTATTGCTTCAATGGGAATAAACATCTTTATGTTTAAAGAAGATGTACCTATTGAAGCATTATCAATAGAACAAAGAGCAGAAATGGCAGGTATGGAACTAGATGAATTTATCCTAATCAGTTCTGTAACCGAAGCAGAGAGTAACCGATGTACTGACAGTACAGAGGGTAGAAGATACATAGCACTTTGTATTTTGTGTAGAGTAATGGACAGTAGATTTCCGGACACTATTACAGAAGTTCTCACGCAGCGAGGTCAATTCAGTACGGTAAGGAATGGACATAGCGTAACACAGAGAACAGATTTATCGGATCAAGCAGTAATTGAAGCGGTAGCGTGGATAAATAGCGGAGAGGAATATCCCTGGGTACTTTTCTTTAATTGCAGGAATTACTTTAGCGGATATGAGGCGTATGACTGCATTGGAGGAAATTACTTTTCCATAGCAGAACCTATGATAGATGAGGAAACATGACTAATAAACCTAGACCTTTTATTGTTATTGATAGTAGAACGGGAAAAGAAGCAAACGAGTATGAAATTGCTTTGCATGAGAAGTGGGCGAATAAACTAATGTACTGTGATATGGAAGGATTTGCTATCTTGCAGGACGGAAGTTTAATTCTTTGTGACGAGTGTGGACAATTTGAATACTGCGATATGGAGAGATTTAAGATAGTGTTTGAAGGAGAATGATAATGCGGAAGTATGAGATTGTAATACAGGACGATAAGGGAAACATCTTACAGACTATCCCTGCAAAACACAAAGAGCATAAGGTTGAAGTGGAAGGTATTGAATGGAAAGAAGTGGAGGCACACCCTAAGTACAGACGGACAGGTATGAGGGGGATACACAATGACTGACGATATGAAAAGACTGATAGTTGTTTTACAGAGCAAAGGTCAGGTAATTACCACAGAAGATGTGGAATATATCGCAGGTGTAATATCCGAGAACGAGTGGTTAGGGTTTGACGAGGAGGACAGAGAATGAGTAACTATGAATGGGAGAATTTTAAATTTATACTTGCGATAATTGTTATTATAATTGTTTCACTTGCTCTTGGTATGTTTTTTGGTTTAGTGCGTATGGACACTAAATATAATTCTAATAATATGTTTTGTCCCGAATGTGGCAGACGTTACATAGATGTAGTTTATTGTGAATACTGCGGAACAGAATTAAAGGAGATACAGAAATGAAAATAGAACATAAAGTAGGAGATACAGTTCTTATAATAGGAGAAGTAACAGGAGTATATATTACTAATAAGGATAATAAGCCCGAGTACAATGTAAGAATTAAAGGTTTTAATATGCATGAAGCATTTGGTATTCAGGTAGGAGAAGAAACTATCTATAACTCGGGAGAGGAGAAAAGAGAATGAAATCTATCTGTACTACTTGTAAAAATAAAGATGAATGTAGAAATAATATGGAAGCTTATGGCGTTCCTAATGTAAGAATAGATAGATGCAAGGAATACGAAAAGGAACACAAACTTACAGATGAACAAATAAAGAACCTAGAAGATGACGGATTCTTTTCTGACCTAGATGCAGAAAGATACAGATTATCAGTAGAATTATATAACGAGGATTAACACATGGAAGAATATGTATATGTAATTGAATACCTGGATAGTAAAGGATTCAAAAGGATCATGGCTAACTATGATGCTGATAGTACAGAAGAATGTAAAAAGGCTTTTCGAAAGATAGAACCAAGATCAAGCATTAAGAAGATTAAAAGAATGACTGCTTATGATTATAAGCACATGATATGAGGTTGGGTATGGAAGAACGTATCTATAAAGTATATAAGCATACATTTCCGGACGGAATGATTTATATAGGTATGACAAAACATACCATTCAAAAAAGAATTGAATCAGGTTATCAACATAATCAACGAATGAAAGATGCTATGTCTTTTATTGATAAAAAATTTCTAAAATCAGAAATACTCGAAGATAACTTAACAAAAGACGAAGCTGATGCTGCGGAGATTAAGTATATAGCACAATTCAATTCTACCGATCCTAATGTTGGTTACAATATATCTAAAGGGGGAATTTGCGTTTGGAAGGGATTAAAGCATAATGAAGCAACAAAAAATAAAATGAGAATATCTCAAAAAGGCAAACATAGTGGAATAAATAATGGCAATTATAGAAAGAAAAGAACGGAAGAAGAAAAAGAGAAAAATCGTATATCGCACATAAGATTTATGCACCCTGTTTATCAATTCGATAATGATGGAAATTTTATTAAAGAGTATGAAAGTATAAGTGAAGCTGCAAGAAAATTAAAAACTTCCACTCGAAACATCAGAATGTGTTTAACAAACAAAAGCAAAACAGCTTGTGGTTATAAATGGAAATATAAGGAGATTACACGATGATTCACTATGGGGATATTCAAAAAATAGATGGCTCAAAAACACCTAAAGTCAATATTATAACTTTCGGAGCTCCTTGCCAGGATTTAAGTATAGCAGGAAAGAGAGCCGGAATGAAAAGCAAACTTAATCAAGATGACGAAGAAACAAGATCGGGTTTATTTTTTGAAGCAATAAGAATCATAAAGGAGATGCGAGAAGATGATAGAAGTAATGGAAGGACAGGTATCAATATTCGACCTCGGTTTGCCGTCTACGAAAATGTTGTTGGCTGCTATTCCTCAAATAAAGGAGCAGACTTCCAAGCGGTCTTACAAGAAATCTGTAAAGTTGTCTGCAAGGACTGCCCCCCTATTCCTATCCCTAAAGAGGGGTGGCACTACGCAGGAAGCATTGATGGAGTGGGAGATGATGGAACTCCCTTTAGTATATCGTGGAGAACACATGACGCTCAATACTGGGGAAAAACCATCAGAGATAGCGATACAGGAGATGTTATTGCGTTGGGGACACCGCAGCGTCGCAGAAGAATCTCGGTTGTCGCAGATTTTGGAGGACTATCCGCACCCTCGTTACAATTTGAGTGCGAAAGCGAGTGCAGGAATATTGAGGAGAGCAGAAGCGAGGAAGAAAGAGTTACCGGAACTGCTCAAGACGACATTGGAGAAACAGGCAAAGGAGCTTTGTCCTTCCAAGAAAGAGCAGGCAAAAATGGGGGGGTAAAGGAATCCTCATACAAGAAGAACGAACAGGAACATTGTCAACCCTCAATAATCAGTCAGTCTTGCAACATAAACGGGAATGACATAGCAGCTCCTATTGACGCTTCTTATTATAAAGGGTGCGGAGAAAGAGCGGGTATAGAAAGAGAAGTTATAGCTTATGGAATATCCTCTTATGATTCTAATGCTATGAAGTCTGATAATCCGAATAGCGGTATTTATGAGGCAGATACTTCAAGAACACTTGATCTTAATGGTGGTAATCCTGCCTGTAATCAAGGTGGAATGTTAGTTGTTAATTCTCACGATCTTACTATTAATGAAGATAGAACCAATGCTTTATTACATGGTAAGAATGATAATCACGATATTCCTTGTGTGCTTGGTATTGACAGAGCTTCTTTTAATCAAGGCAAAAACGCAAAGTATGATATTTCTATTCAAGAAGAAATAGCACAACCATTAGTTGCTAGGGGACCTGGGGGGGTAATGATACCGTAGGTGCTTTATGTGCAAGAGATTATAAAGGGGTTGGAAATCAATATGTCGATGAAGGAAAGATCATCATATCCCTTAAAGACTAAACGGGGGGGTACTTGGTGCATAGGTAACGGACAAGTACAGGAAGCTATGACAATGAGTTATGAGGTAAGTCATACATTGAATTGTATGCACGATCAAATGGCTATTTTAATAATAGAGGAGGACGAAGAAAAATGAGTGGTGGAAGTTTAGATTATTTCTATAATAGATTAGAAGAACACGTTGGAGATTTTAAAGATAGAGAGCTTGATGACCTTGTAAAAGACCTTGCTCAATTATTCCATGACAGAGAGTGGTATCTTTCGGGAGATACAGGAGAAGGTAATTGGAACGAAGCAAGAGATAAGTTCAAGGAAAAGTGGTTTACAGAAATAGGTCGACAGAAGAGAATAGAGGGTTATCTTGATGAAATTAAAACAGAAGTCTTACAGTCTTTTGGAATAGCACATAAGTATTGTCAAGATTGTAAGAATTGGACTGTTTCTAATAAGCACAAAGAGGGTAGATATGGTAATTGCAAATTTGAAAAAGGGTGCTATATGCACAGATGCGATACTTGTGAAAAGTGGGAGAGCAAATGAAAGAAGAAAAGGTAGTAATAGGAATAGATGCTTATAACCAAACTGTAACAGGGGGGTAACGAAAGCATTAACTAATATTGCTACTGATAGTGACCATATACCTTTAGTTTTAATTGTTGAAGAGGTAGAAGATGAACAAGGTGATAAATCTTAATAAAAATGATTTTCAAAGTAAAACTATCCTCGATATTAATGGTATTTGTAATTCTTTATATGCAGGAGAAAGCAGATACGGGGGGGAGAAATATATATCTTGGATAATAGAGAGGTAAGAAATGAACGAAGAAATATGTCTGACAACAGAAATGACACCTAAAATTGATACGGGGGGTAGCGTTTAGTTTGAGAAGCAGAGATTATAAAGACGCTCAATGTGTTTATGATTCTTCCGTACATCATGGATATAAGCAGTTTGATAATGTGTGTGAAACTGTTAGAGCCAGGTACGGAACGGGGGGAATTGCACACCCTATGTTATTAATAAAGGAGAAGAAAAAATGCCTAATGCAGTTGTAAGAAGATTAACGCCCACGGAATGTTGTAGATTGCAGGGTTTTCCTAATGTTAGAACGGTAAAATTTTCAGAAATGACAAAAGATGAATATATCGCTTGGAATTTATATGAAGGAAATATTATAGCAGATGTAAACACAGGAAAAGTTTATGCTACTCGTGGTCCTGGGGGAATTAAGTTAGATAATCCAAAAGAATTAAAAGGAAGTAATCTTAAAGGATATTTAGTTGTTAATATAAGAAATGGAGATACTAAAGTTCAATGTAGAGTTCACAGAATAATTTGGATTTCTGCTAATGGAGTATTGCCAAATGGTTATGTTATAGATCATATAAACAATGACAAAACTGATAATCGTTTATGTAATCTTCAATTATTAACATCTGCTCAAAATTCTTTAAAAGCAAGAAAAGATGGATTATATAAAATTAAAGAAGATGCAGGTCAGGCTAAATTAAGTAACGAAGAACACGACTTAATTCAATTAATATATAAAAATACAGACTTTACTTGTAAAGACTTGTCAGAAATGTTTGGGATAAGTGACAGTAGAGTTCAACAAATAATACACGAAGAAACTTGGGTTGATATAGGAGAATGGGTTGACGAAAACGGAAAGAAACACAAAGAAGCAGATGCACCAAAATATAAGGCTTTAGGTAATTCAATAGCACTTCCTTATTGGCAATTTCTTGCTGATCGAATGGTTAAGCAGCTTAAAGCAGACGGGGTAGAGAATCCTACTATGGGTAGCCTTTTTGACGGCATATCCGGCTTCTGTTTAGTCTTTAAGAGAAGTGGTTGTGAGCCTGTGTGGAGTAGCGAAATTGAAGAGTTCTGCATAGCAGTATGTAAGAAACACTTTGGAGATGAAGAAACAGGCATTATCGGAGATGTTGAAAAATACCTATAAAGTGGTTGACCATAAATCGCTAATGGTGTATCATAATTCGGAAAGGAGGTAAACTACATGGGTTCACTTATAGCAAAAAATCTGCGTTTGTTTAATTTAAGACATGAACACGGACTGACGCAGATAGATGCAGCGAAGAAAATGGATATTCCTATCATTGTCTATCAAAGAATAGAACAGGGTAAGACTTCCGGCAGAGTTGAAACTTGGGATAAAGTGCAGAAGTTTTACAAAGTACCCGATGAAGAAATGTGGAAGATTATTAAAAACAGAGGAGATTAAATATGAGCAATTTTACACTTTGGGAAATTAACAAGCAGATAGATGATGTTCTCAATAAGATGTTTATTGAAGCAGAAGAGAATGACGGAGAGGTATCAGATGAAACTACCGATCTTCTTGCAGAACTTAAAATGGCACAGTTTGATAAGATCGAAGCTATTGGTTGCAAGTTGAAAAATCTTGATGCTGAAATTGAAGCTTTAGACAAAGAAGAAAAGGCTATCAAGGACAGGAAAAACAGTAAGAAGAAGTCAAGAGAAAGACTTGCTAATTACGCAAGTGCTATGTTAGGTGGAGAGAAGTGGGAGAGTTCCAAAGTTGCGTTCACTTTCCGTAAGTCTAAAAAGACTATTGTTGATGATGCAAGTAAGATTCCTGACGAGTTTTTTAATGTTACAGTAGAGAGAAAAGCAGACCTCAAGTCTATCAAAAAGGCTATCGAGGACGGAACGATCACAGAGGGAGCGCACATCGAAGATAATGTTACTATGAATATTAAGTGAGGTTAATACATGACTGCTTTCATAGGAATAGCAATAGGTGTTTTAATTGGTAGTTTTCTTGGAGCAACGGGAATGTACCTGTTTATTAAGGAGAACTCGCTAGATGCCGTTATAGAGCGTGAAGCAGAACAGGAGAGTAATTTTATTTACAAACCTAGCAAACGCAAAATAGAGGGCATAGAGAAGCCTTTAGCACCTAATTTAGAAGAAGATGAACTACCAATGCCAAGAAGGAGGTAAGAAATGGCGAAGAGTTATAATTTTGGAGAGAAGAGTACAGAATGGAACGCCAAAGTAGGTAAGGAAGTTGAAACATTCCTTACACCAAAGTATAAGGAAGCAAAGAAAAAGGCTATTGAAGCTTTGGAATCCGATATGTATAAGAGTGTTTTATCTGAATCAGACTTCTGGATTCTCATGAACGCTACGAAGAACGGTAAAATGGCTTATACCGGACTTATCATTTCGCATAATGGTTGTTTGAAGATCAATGATGCGCTGCCTGCTGAGAAGAGATTTAAGCCTAGTTGTCTTACTATCGACAAGGACGGATTTAATAAGTCTTTGGTTTATACATACTGTAATGATGAACAGGGTATTTATGAGGTAGGCGAAGTATCTGATAAGAATTGTACTAATGCTTATCCTTATGCTATGGCATTAAAGAGATGTATGGATCGTGTTATTCTCAAGAGCAGTAAGTTGGCTTATGCAGGTATTTATTCTGATTCCGAAGCAGAGGAATTTAAGAATGATCCGAAAGAAGAAACAGAACCCGAAAAGCTTACTTGTGACGTTTGCAAGAATGAGATTACCAAGTTTACGGACAAAAAGGGAATTGAGCGTTCTCCGGAAGCTATTGCTCTTGAAACAAAGAATAAGTTTGGTAAGGTGCTTTGTGCCAAGTGCGCCCATGATGCAGTAGTAAAGGCAAAGAAAGCAAAAGAAGAGAAGATGAAGATAGACGAGCAGGTTGGTTTACCATTCCCTGTTGAAGATCAGTAAAGGAGAATTATTTATGAATAAGTGCGTAATCATCGGCAGACTTACAAAAGAACCGGAAGTTAAGAATACATCTAATCAAGTTACAGTATGTACTTTTACCGTTGCAGTTGACAGAAAGTTTAAGGACAGTAACGGACAAAGACAGGCAGATTTCATTAACTGCGTAGCATGGAGGCAGACGGCAACATTCATCAGTCAGTATTTCCATAAGGGAAGTAGGATCGGTCTTACAGGCAGTATTCAGACAAGAACTTATGAGGATAAGAATGGAGATAAGAAGTTTGTTACAGAGGTTGTAGTAGATGAAGCAGAGTTTGTAGAATCTCTTAATACTTCTGCACAGACAAAGCCTGCAAATACAAATACTGATCTTAACGAAGATGATTATGAGTTTGTAAGCGAAGATGACGTAAACGATACGTTGGAGTTTTAATTAATAAAGAAACCCTGGCGAGCGTGGAAACCAGGGTTAGAATTTATCAGAGGTAAAAATATGAACTACCTAATTTGATTTTAACACAGAATATGGTAGAATCAAGTCACACAATTTGGGGTGTATCGGGTCGCAGACGATGCCCCTCGATATACCCCCTAACCCTCCAAGACCTGCGACTTCTTGGAGGGTTTTGTGTTTTAAAGGAGAATGTGATGTGAAGTTTGATGAAAAAGATGACGTTTATACATTTGTTAGATGCAGTAATTGTCTTGTTTATTTCTTGCTTCAAGATGATGAAGTTGTTTATGTCGGACAGACATCAGTAGGGTTATCAAGACCATTTTCTCATAACGATAAGAAGTTTAATTTAGTTAAGGTTTTGCCTTGTTCTATTGATAAGCTTAACGAAACCGAAGATTTTTACATTGAAAAATACAAACCGAAGTACAATAAATGCCGGAATTATAGTGCTGTTTATTCATTAAACAAAGTGAAAACTTTGATAAGAGAATATTATTATTCTAAATTTAATGTGTGGGATTTGAGAAAAATTCTAAATAAATTAGATATATCTCCTTTTCGAGATGAATATACAAATGGATATTACATAACTATAGAACAGTATCACACGGTAGAAAAATACATTAAAGGGAGTTTGACGTAATGGGTCGTTATCGCAGACATAAGAAAGAAAATTATACTCATATTGATAATCACGTTTTTATGGATCATTCTTTGAGTTTGAAAGCAAAAGGTCTTTTAACACAGATATATTCATTACCCGATGATTGGGAATATTCTGTAAAAGGTCTTGTAACTCTTTTTTCTGATGGGAAAGATGCAGTAAACAATGCGTTACAAGAACTAATAGAACATGGGTATATTGTTAGAACACAAAGAACAAATGAGTTTGGAAAGTTTGATGGGTATGAGTATGACATATATGAAGAACCTCATATAAGCGAAGCGGAATTTCCGTTTACGGAAAACCCGTCAACGGAAAATCCGTCAACGGAAAATCTGCCACAATTAAATACTAATATATTAAATACTAAAGAACAAAATACTAAAGAATTAAATATAGAGAAAGAAAAAATACAAAAGAAAGAGAAGTTTGATGCTATAAAGGTAGTTGAACTTAATGAAGAGATAAGTAGTGATTCAGAATTACTGCAAGCATGGAAAGACTTTATAGAATTTAGAAAAGCGGTTAAACCTATTAAGACAACGCAAGGTCTTAACAAGCTTCTTAACAAATTAAGAGATTTATCTAATGGTAATCATCAGATTATGATAGATATTCTTAATCAGAGTATTGAAAAAGAGTGGCTAGGACTATTTGAATTAGAAAAGAAGAGAACTTCTTATCAACCTAAACAGGCAGAAGATAATTGGGATAAATTTATGAAAGGAGAACATATCGAATCGCATAGTGAATTTGATGACTATTTATGAAAAGAGAAGAGATTATTCGTTTATTGAATTTATTTAAGGCTACTTATCCTAACACTAAGCCTATTACTGATCCTGAGAATACGATAGCTGCTTGGGAATTAGCTTTAGGAGATGAAGATACAGGAAAAGTTTATAAGGCTGCTAGAGTATATATTAAGACGAAAGGTAATTTCTTTCCTTCTCCTAAAGATATATACGAACTTATTGGCAAAGGTCAGTTAGTTTATGAAGCGTTGCCGGAAACAACACTTAAACTTGAATCACATAATAATAAAGACTTTGTTTGTCCTGGCAGTTGTGTTTGTCCTTACTATGATTTTTCCTGCAAGGGAACTAAAGAAGAATTTGATAAATGTGAATTATAAGGAGGTTTTTAATGAAGATTCTTGATTTATGTAACGGGACTGTTCATACCTATGGCAGTAACAAGCATGACAGTTTGAGGATAAGCGAGGACGGACATTATCTTACTTACCATAATCTTCAATGCGGAGATGGTAGCGGAGAGGGTGGATCATACCGCTTTGTTATGGAAGATAACAAGATTCCTATGGACAGTCAGACAGAAGATGCTTTGCATTGTGAAAGTTATTTTAATATCGGAGGCTTTGATAAAAAGGCAAAGGTAGATAAGAGAATCATTAAGATAGCAGAACATTACGGTAAGGATTCTCAACTCGATATATTACAGGAAGAATGTTCAGAGTTGATACAGGCAGTAAGTAAGTACAGAAGATCGAATGATCTCGAAGCTTTTAAGAAAATTCACATTGAAGAAGAGATTGCAGATGTAGAGATTATGATTTCTCAAATTAAACATCTTCTTGAAATATCCGAAAGAGATATTAAAGCTATGAAAGATATTAAGCTTGAAAGACAGTTAGACAGAATTAAGGAGGAAAATTGATATGGAATCACAGAGGCATGAAGTATTACAGTACATGAGAGAGCATGGAAGTATCACTAGAATGGAATCTTTCTTGGAGATAGGTGTTACTGAATTATCTTCCAGAATAGGAGAACTTGAGAGAATAGACAGGGTTAAGATTAAGAGAGAACCTATTACCATTACCGCAAGGAAGAATGGTAAGAAGGTAAGGATCACTAGATATTCTATCGAGGAGGACATTAAGAATGACGCAGACTGAAAAGGAAGTAGTACAAGCTGCAAAGACAATAGCAGAGTTTTGTAGGAATCATGTATGTACTAATTGTCCGTTAAACATTGGTAATAAGAATGACAGTATCTTAAATGCTCATTGTGTATGTGATTATAGTGTTTTACATCTTCCTAGTACATGGAGAGTGGAGGAGATTAAGGAATGAATGTATGGAAGAAAAGAAAGTATATGAATACTGCTGAGTTGTTTGCGAGAGATGATGTAGCAAGACAGATAAGAGAAATTAAGGAAGAGAAGAAGATTTCGACTATTAAATTAGGTAAAGATTCTCAATTATCATCGGCTACGTTATGCGAGATATACAGAGAGGACGGAACGGCTTGCCCTTCTTTCCGGTCAATGATCCGTATATTTGATGCACTAGGCTTAAAGGAGGTAACTATTAAATGGAAGTAAAGAACAGTACACTTTGGAAGTATATAGTAATCAACGGACAGTTAATAAGAGAATGTACCTTTTGTGGATATAAGTGCAAGACACAACCTATCTATTGTCCTAACTGTCAGAAGTATATGAGGAGAGGTAAATGCAACAAGGATTTAAAGGAGTAATACCGTATTATGAACCGTCCGACACGATTTTTTTCAAACCGACAAGAGAAGAAGATAGCGAAAGCAGTACAGGGGAAGCAGGTAGCGAATAGTGGTGCGCCAAAGTTTTGCGCCGGAGATGTAAAAACAGATAAGTGGCTTTTTGAAGCAAAGACAAAGACTACTGAAAGTAAATCCTTTTCTATCAAGCGTGAATGGATAGAGAAAAATAAGGAAGAAGCGTTTGCTATGGGTAAAGACTATTCTGCTTTAGTAATTGACTTTGGGGACGGAGAACAGTTTTACCTTGTTGACGAAAAAACATTCTTGGCTATGAAGAGAAGTTTGGAGGCAGAATATGATCTATAAGTATTCAGTAGATACCGATACTCTCCTTAAATTAAGGAAGAATACTACAACATTCGTCATACTTCCTAATGACAGACAGTTTAAGATAGGAGATACGTTAATCTTTCGTGAATTTGACAGTTTTGATTACACAGGCAGAGAAGCAAAGAAAGAAATTATCAGTAAGACAGAAGAACATGAGGGATTAAAAGAGGGTTATGTTGTTCTTGGTATTCAAAAAAGAGTAGTCATGGCAAACGAGAAGAACAGAGGTGGCAGACAAGCAAAGGAGGACAAACAAAAATGATCTACATTATAATGGCAGGTGGCAGTTATGAAAAATGGGAAACGCCTAAGCATTTATCTATGATACACGGAGAACCTTTAGTAGCAAGGACAATAAGACTGTTAAGAGAAAATGGAATAGAGGATATTGCTATCAGTTCTAACAATCCTATCTTTGAACAGTTTGGCGTTCCTGTGCTGCACCATGAAAATCCTTATTATCTTCCGAAGAATAACGATGCAAAGACACCCTGGCTTGACGGATTTTACCCTATGACCGATCCTGTTTGTTATATCTTTGGAGATGTAGTATTTTCTCCTAATGCTATTAAGACGATAGTTGAAACTGAAACAGATGATATTGAGTTCTTTGCTTCTGCTCCTCCTTTTGCAAAGAATTACTGTAAGGAATGGGCAGAGCCTTTTGCGTATAAGGTAATTGATACAAAGAGATTCTTTGAAGCTATCGAGGAAACGAAAGAGTATGAGAAACAGGGCAAGTTTTATAGACAGCCTGTATCATGGGAATTGTGGCAGGTCATCAAGCATACACCTTTAGCAAAGATAGATTATACAAACTACACGGTTATCAACGATTACACTTGTGATATTGATACACCGGAAGATATTAAGAAATTTGAGGGTGGAGAAATTTACAGATGAATAAGCCTAAATTTCAGATAATCAAAGATGTAATGTGTAGAATGATTCCTGTTGAACACGACCATTCTATGATGCGAAGCGAACCCGTTATTACAAAAGAAGAGTTTATAGCTTGTTATAACGAGTGGATAAAAAAGGAGGAAGAGTAATGGCTTATTATATGATTCATACTTGTGAGGATCGGTATTGGTACGTTAAAGATTTTCTTTTACCCTCAATGATTAAGCAGGGTATTAACCAGGATCACATTCTTGTATATCGTGATAAGAATAGAATAGGCAATTTAAGAGCCTGGGTGGATTCCTGTAACAGATTATCTTTTCAAGCACGATACGCAAGAATAAAGAATGTATGGCACTTACAAGATGATGTTGTTATCAGTAAGGACTTTAAGAAAATTACAGAGGAATACGAAAACCATGAGATAGTATGTGGTTTTACTTGTGGATATGATAAAGAACCGCAGGCAGGAACATTCAAATTAGAAGAACATAAGATGTGGTATTCTTTTCCTTGCATAAATATTTCTACTGTTCTTACTACTTCTTTTGCTAATTGGGCGAATGGAAATTTGTGGCAAAGTCAGCACTTTAAGGGGGCGGTTAAGAGAAATAATAGTGATGATCTTATCTTTCGTGAATGGCTCTATGATAATCATGGCAGCATTGAGGAAATAAATCTTGCACCTAATGTAGTTAATCATATTGATAAGTGGCTTGGTGGCTCTATTTGTAATAAACAACGTGATCCGGACAAAGACACAATGAGTATCTTTTGGGAAGATAAAGGAGAATTAGCAGAGCTTAAAAAAGCACTTGATATTTACATTCCTAAAAGAGAAGCAGAGATAGCAAAGATGTTTGGGGGAGAAGTAAAATGACAAACGATGAATTAAAAGAGTTAAAAAGATTACAAAGCTTACAATGTCATTTAGATACATATGAAGTAGGCAAATATGGCTTTAATTACCATGAAATGTTAGGTATCGCTTCTATTACTGTTTATGACATGGAGCAATTTCAGTCTGAATTTAGAAATTATACTGTTGATCCTATGTCACACCAAGACTTTGAAAAATGGTGTTTGAATTACATGAAAAATCCTTGATTTTACACTAAACATTTATTATAATGTTTAACATAAGGAGGTTAATAAATGAGAAGTAAGCTATTTTGTATTCGTTGCGATAATTGTGGTTCTGAATATCGTATTAGTTCTCGTGGGGAAATGAATTGTGCTTTTTGTGGATCAAAAATCTATCTTAACGATAAAGATTTTGAAGAGTATCAGAAGGTACGAGATGAAATGCTCATGCTTGATAAGACAGAGAATGATAATGAAGATAACACACCCTCAAATATACGATTTTGTAATGCGTCCTAAAGAACAAGGTGGTCTTAATTACAAAGAAGTAATCGACTGGGTAAATAAACATAATGGGAAAGGAACGATAATAAGGTATTAAGGTGATTTAGAAATATGAAATACATAGCAATAATAGATCACGATTTTATAGACAAAGAGTTTAGTACAGTCTGTATAAGAGATAAAGACGGTAATTTGCATGATATAGATGCAAAACCTCTTATTACTCACATGATAGTTCTTGACGAAGGAGAAGTTGTACCTTTAGAAGAGAATAATATACAGGCTTTAATAAACCTAGAAATGTTAAAGCGTAATATAGACACAATAAGAGAATTTAAAAAGAGTTTGAGAGGTACAGAGAATGAAACTGATAATTGATATTCCCGATGAAATATATGAATGTTACAAAGGCAGACCCCCTATGCTTGGTGATGCAGGAATGGACATGATAGCACAGGCAATCGCAAACGGCACACCAGTTCCAAAAGGACACGGAAGATTGAAAGATGCTGATTATATTAAATTATTTTCAATAGACCACGACAGTTGGAATGGTGTTGAATATGAAGGAGTAATTAAAGTAGTTCCTGTTATTGCCATTGATAACGCTTCAACAATTATAGAAGCAGATAAGGAGACAGAGAATGACCTTTAAAGAATGTTTAAATAAGTTTCACAGCACTTTTCCTTTAGCAGAGGTAGACGATTATAGACCTGTATGTTATGAGGTGTTTCAAGCAGATAAAGAAGGAATGACAATATGGTTAAAGAACGGGGATATGGTCGTTTATTACCCAAAGCAGAAGGAGAATAAGACATGAAAGAAGTAGTAATAGCAATAATAGCATTTATTATTTTATGCTTGTTATATGCCTTGCCTGTAATGTTAATGTGGAATTGTGTTATTCCCGATGTATGTGGATTTTCAAAATTAAATTATGAACAGGCATTATGTCTGACAGTATTGGTAAAGTTATTATTTGATGATGTAGGTGGCAAGAACAAAGAATGATAGAGATAGTTGATACGTTGTTAATAGTTCTATGTTCTATGACAATAATGTACTTTGTTATTAAATGGATAATAGATTTAGTAGAAACAATATGGAGAGAATGATGAATTGTAAATCATGTGTTTATTGTAGAGAATTAAAGAAAGACTTTATTCAAGGCAAAGGCTTTACGATAACTAATTGTTGTATAGCATTAGCAAACGAAAAAGACGGATTCGTTCTTGAAGTTACTGCTAGAGGATTTTGTGAGATGTATAGGGAGAATAAAGAATGATCGGACAAAGAGAACTTCTTAAAAGAATAGACAGGCAAGTTGAATTAAACAGATTTCCCAGAGTATCTATTATCATCGGAGAAAAAGGCAGCGGAAGAAAAACACTTGCTAACTATATTGCCGGAAGTTTAGATCATGGTCTTACTTATATAGCACCTACATCTCATGCAGTAGAACATATACTTGAACTAGCATATCAAGTAGCACCTGCCATGCCTATGCTTTATGTCCTTACAGAGTGCGATAATATATCAGAGGAAACTACAAAGCTTCTGCTTTATACGATAAAAGACCTGCCTTACGAAGCATACTTTATTCTTACTTGCGAGAATCTGAATAACATTCCGCTAAAGATAAAGAATAATGCAGTAACTTACATTATGGAATCCTATTCTTATGAAGATAAATGCGATTACCTTAATGACATTGATCTTCCCGATGAAGAAAAAGAATATATCCTGGAAGTAGCCACAAATATAGGAGAGGTAAAAGAGATGTGTGAACTGAATACCGAATTATTAAGAAAGAGTGTAAGAGATATACTGAATACCCTTAAAACTGACGAGAATAGCCTTATAAACGCATACAACGATAATGATGACAGATTCCCCTTGCACATTCTTTGGAAAGCATTTAAACAGGCTTGTTCAGAACAGGTACAAACAGCAAATAATCCCGTTATCTATTGCAGACTTATGGCAATAACCGGAGATTACTTGCAAGACATTTCTGATGCAGATTCCACAGAGGATTTATTCTATGAATGGCTTTCTGATATTGAAAATGAATGGTCTGCTTTTAGTGCTTGAACTTCTTACGAACATTTACTATAATGTTTAGTGTAAGGAGGTTAATTGAGTGGCAATAAAGGATTGGAAGATCGAACAACTTACGGGATATAAACCTCATAAGAGTTTTTATGTTGAGTTAAGTATGGCAGAGCCTTTTGGTATTTCCGCTATTGCCAACACCTATGACAGATTATTTGTCGAGAACAGGCATGATCCTATTTTCATAACCGAATTATCAATGGCAGTAAATTGGAAAGTTTACGAGCATTATGATAAGGAAAAGTGGATATGTAAACTGTATCAGTCGATGTGGGAACAGATAGATAATCATTGTAGGCAGAATCTTAAAGGAAACGATTTAGAATACTATAACAAATGTATATCTGATTATTGTAGTTGGTAAATTGCCGTTTAGTATAAAAGCAGTACAGGAGTTTTTGGCACTTCTAGCGTAGGGGCAGTACCTACAACGGCAGCCACGTTTCACTTTCATGTGAAACCTCCTTATATTAATTATGTGCAATTCATAGCCGGAGTGGTGTCCGACCGTTATAGCCGGATTAATAATGAGGTAAATATGGCTAGAGCAAACAAAGGAAAGATTTTCGAGGACGTAATCAAGCGATCCTTTGAAGAAGTAGAAGATGTATCAATAGACAGACTTCGTGACGCACCAAAGAAGTTAAAGAATGTAGATAATCCTTCTGATTTTATCGTTTATAAATATCCACATCAGATATACGTTGAATGTAAGTCACATAAGGGTAATACTCTTCCGTTCTCTTGTATTAGAGAAGAACAGATAACTGGAATGTTAGAAAAGTCAAAAATAAATGGAGTGTTAGCAGGAGTAATAGTTTGGTTTATTGACCATGATTTAACAGTTTGGATTCCTATAAATGAGATTGCGTTTTGGAGAGATATTGGAAATAAATCTATCAATATTAAAAATATACAAGATAAACATACAGAACGCATCAGACACATAGTAATTCAAGGTAAGAAAAAGAGAGTGTACTTTGAATATGACATGGAGAATTTTTTGAGGAGGTTATATGAATGTTGAAGGTATGGGGAAATTAGAGTTTTATTCTAAAGATAAAGAAGGAAAACTTCATAAGATACATGATGCTACAAACGAGATAAATGAATGGTTTTCTAATCAGAAGGTTATTGATAAGTCACAAGTAGATATTTTTAATTTTAAAGATATGACATTTACGGCTTATTTTGAAACAGACGAAGATAGATTGAGAATGGCAAATGCAAAAGACGTTACACCTAAAGGATAAGTTCTTATGAAAAAGACATATGTTTACAAAGTATATAGAGGAGAATTAAAGGGTATGACAGTAGAATCCTACTGTTCTAATGAAATTTACCCTGTTCTCACTTGCTTTGACCTAGAAGGTGCTACATACCTTATTCCTGCGGATTACCTGGAGTGCATAGAATTACCTATTATTGAAGAGGAGGTTACAGAACATGAGCAAGATAGAACCGATAATTCTGAATCAGATTAAGAATATATCTAATGACGTTCAGATTAATTCATCATACATAGATGAAATTGTAGATGAAATCACAGAGCCTTTTATGAAAGACCTTGATGAATATGTTAAGAAGATTCAGACAAAGCTGCAAGACAAGAAGAATCCACCAACAGATTCCGAACTTGATGATTATTGTCTTAATCTTTCCACATTGATCTACTTTGCCGGAGAGGGTGCAGAAAGAATAGGTGTCCGTGACGGAGTGGCAAAGACCACATACAAAGAAGCATTTAACACATACAGGCTTAATTGCAAAAAAGGAACTGCACAGGATAAGACTAACACGGCAGAGCTTCAAAGCCTTAAAGAGAGTGTGGTAAGCATAGCATATACAAGTGCTTATAAGACTGCTAAAGCAAAGATAGAAAATGCTATGGAATTACTTGCAAGCATTAAGAAAGTAATTTCACGCAGGCAAGATGAAATGAAGTTATCGAGGATAGGCAATGCTTAAAATTCTAAACATTGAATCCAATAAATTAGTTGATACAGGGTTTTTCTTATTTAAAAGAAACCCTGTATTGATCTTTACTATCCAAGCACCTATTTATTGGTGGCTTGATTCCGAAGTAGTAACTTATGAGAGAAGTAATTTTATACTTCCGACAGAGGAGTTATCTTTTTGCTTTGATACATTCGCTCCTGGCTATACAGAAACACAAAAAGAGAGATTTAAAGTTTCAAAAAGGTATTCCAACAGACAATGGATTCAGAAGATGCCTTTAGGAACGCTTGTAACAGGGCAAATAACGCTTACTTACCGTCAGATAGTAGAGATATGTGAAAACTATGTTGCAGGCGAATATAGCTATCATGGAGCGTTTAACGAATGGGATAATGAGAAAGAATGGGAAGAATTTTGTGAGGAATTATTCACGATCAGAGGAATTGCAGAATTAGTAAGGAGGTAAATTTTAAAATGAGTTCCAAAATGGACGCACTTATTAAGGAATTTAATAAAGACGCAAAAGAAGAGATTATGTTTAAAGGACTTGCTCATTATAACTATGAGAAGATTCCTTTTACATCTCCAAGACTGAATTACTGTACTAGAGGTGGTATTCCGGTCGAGAGAATAACAGAATTATACGGAGATGAATACGGAGGAAAGACAACATTAGCTCTTGACCTTGTTGCTAATTTCCAAGCGATAGAAAGACGCAAAGCAGAAGAGGACGATAATTACATCGAGCGTTCCGTTTTCTATTGTGACGTTGAAAATTCCCTTAATACTGAATGGGCAGAACTTCTCGGAGTAGATATAGATTCCATGTATCTTTTCCAACCAAAAGAAAAGCAGTCAGCAGAGAAGATATTTGATATTGTAGAAGCCTCCATTAAGACAGGAGATGTAGGTTTTGTAGTTATAGACAGTATTGCTGCTATGGTGTCCGCTGCCGAACTTGATCCCAAGAAGAGTTATGAGGATAAGACTTACGGAGGAGCTTCCGCACCTATCTCACGTTTTTCCAACAGAGTTACAGGACTGCTTCAAAAGTATAACTGTACTATCGTAGGCATTAACCAAGAACGTGACATTATCAACAGTCAGCATGGTGGTAAGAGAACACCTGGAGGACGAGCATGGAAGTATGCTCTTTCACTTCGTATTAACGTAGGCAAGGGTATTTACATTGACGAGAAGGGTAAAGAATTACCTAGCTATACTGAATCTCCTTACGGCATGAAGATTCAGACTTTGATTACAAAGATAAAGACAGGCGCACCGGATAGAAGATCAGGATTCTGTACTTTGGTATTTAGTAAAGGAATAGATTACTTAAAAGACCTTGTTGATATGGCAATTAAGCTTTCCGTTATTTCTCAAGCAGGAGCATGGTACACAATACCTGGAGCAGAGAAACAAATACAAGGATCGGATGGAGTATGTAAATTCCTTGAAGAACATTCCGATATTCTTGAACAAGTAGAAAAGTTAGTAGATGAAAACATAATGTAAACAAAATAAAAACCCCTCGTAAATGAGGGGTTTCTTTTATCTTAATCTTCTTCCGCACCACGGGCAGAAAATATAGTTAGTAACTTCCTTTTCTGTATCATCTAATCCAAGCAACCATTTAGGCTCTACATCGAGAACATCTGAAAGAACAAATACATTGTCGATCCTCGGTATGTTTTCTCCAGATAGATAACGTGAAATACTAGACTGCGTTACGCCTGTTTTCTCACTTAACTCTTTCCCGTTTACTCTACGGCTTTCCATAGCAGCTTTAAGCCTTGCAGGAAAGATAGACTTATCATAAATCATGCTTTATCTTCCTTTCCTTTATACGAAAGAACGTCAACAGGGGGCATACTTCCATACTCTTCTATTGAATAACAGTTAATGTAGTTATCATCATTCTCATTAATATATGAGAACGTAAGATAATTTCCGGCAGGATCGTACTTATGGAAAATATCGAGTAGTTCCTTTATCTTTTCCAACATCAGTTTCTCACATGATTCCTTGTCTAATGATTCTACTTCCTCGAATCCGTCATCATGTCCACATTCGGGACAAACAGATATATCATCTCCATTAGGAGCAGAATCATATCTGTACTCAAAATGGTCAATAATCTTTCCACAATAAAAACACTTATACTTTCTCATTCTCTGCCTCCTTTAACTCGCATATCAGCTCCACAATGGCAAAAATCATATTTTCTATACTCTACTTCACCGCAAAAGGGACAAGTATATTCAGGCAATATATCTGAATGACAATCCATATATTCACCTACTATCCACTCGCCTGTTGGTCTTGCTTCATAAGGTGCGCCTTGCGCTATAAGGCTCTGCTCAACCGTTGCAACCTTGTTTTTATGCCATTCCTTATAAGCCTCGTAAGCCATTTCAGGAATATCAATTACTATCTTCATTCTCAGCCTCCTTGATGTAGCGATAATATGCTTCGATGAACGCTTCTTTCGTGATCACGATCTTATCTCCAAAAATCTTATTATCAATGTACAATCTCTGACATATTCCGCTATCGTTCACGATCATTTTGTTGCGAAAATTAATATCAGGCATCTTCTTCCTCCTTTACTTCCTCAAATCCATCATCATGCCTGCATACAGGGCAGACAGATTCATCATCGCCTCTCGGGGAACTGTCGTACAGATACAGGAAATGGTCTATGATAGCTCCGCAGTAATAGCACTTATACTTTCTCATTTTCGTTCTCCTCTCATATCAGCTCCGCAATTCTCGCAAAAGTTCGGTGTTTTTTTACGGCAGATTATTTCATGCTCGCACTCGGAGCAAGCAAACTGTCTATACCAATAGAAATTGCATTTTTTTGGTACCCAGTGTCCTGTCGGTCTATCATAGCCATGAAGTTTAACAATACTCAAAGCATCCATAGCACCATCTGAATATTCTTTAGAACACTCATTATGAATAAGCCTACCTTTAACATCTTTCTCAACAGCATCAAAGTTAATTTGCATTCTTCCTCACCTTCTTTTCTGCCAGCTTTACCTGTGCTTCCATAAGGCTATCGTGAAGCCTTTTATTCTCTTCTTCTTTCCTATTAAGTTCTTCTTGATGTTCTTTATTGATCCGTTCCAAGATAACTTCAATATCCTTTTCATATCTGATAACAGATGTATAACAATACACGATAATTCCGGTTGCCATTCCAATAAGGAAAAATATTACTGCTACTACTATCATCTATTTTCCTCTACAACTACTTCTCCGTTTACATCATGTGCAAAAGCTAATGCTTGGACAAAGTTATCAAACAACTTTTCTGAACGGATAGTTTCTTCTTTTCCGTGTGCCGATATTGCGCTAAAACTGATTTCATATTCTACCTTATACATCGTCTGCCTCCTTCCACTTCTCCATATTCTCGAAGTTATACCGGCAGTCGTTACAAGCTCCTTTCCATGCGTCTTGGTATTTCCCACACCTCAAACATAATTCGTCACGACAATTCCATAATTCCTTAATAATCTCTTCTTTAGTCATCGTGAACCTCCATATTGATCTTATAATACAAAGCAAACCAACTGATATTTAAGAATAATAATCCAAGTGCTAATACTATCCATTCAAAGTTAGTCATGTTAATCCTCCAACACATCTTTCATAGATAACAGTAATCCATAAACTCATTACGGTAACTATCCATGTATTCTTCTGAACATTCATTAATGATAGAAATAACTTCATCAAGAGATGTATTCTTATTATCCATTCCGAAGATGTGAGACTTAATTCCATAATCTTCATGGTAAATCCAGGCTTCTATCATATCTGTTGTAATTACTACATCACATCTGAATCCATTATTAAGTTCATAAGTAACTGTTGTAATGTTTCTAATTTCTTTCATGCTCCATACCTCTTGATATAATCATCATCGGAAATAATCTCTTCATTTTCTCCGTCATCTGACAGATCATAAATCAATCCTTCCTTTTCTGCTGCTCTTAATACTTCTCTTACTGTATAGTCATAAGGTTTACAAGCAGTCTTGCAGAAATTGAATCCTGTTTCCTTGCCAATAAAAAGTGTTTCATGGTCTAATCCTCTATTACCATTTCCGTTGAATGAGATAGCTTCTGTTGATACTTCCGGTGTTCCTGTTCCGTCCCAACCGCAAATAACAATACCTCTTGAGATAGAATTACCAATAACCTCATAAACCTTCTTAACAAAATCTTCTGTAATAGCCTTATCTGTTCTCTTCCAATATCTTGTATAACCCATAATCATGCCTCCTTAATAAACTCACTATGATCCTGTATCTCATAATCTTCTCTGCTAGGGTTAAGACCTAACTGTTCATTCTCTTCCATGTCACGCCTGATCCATTCTTCACATTCTGATTCCGTCATGTATTCCTGGTTTCTGTAAGGTATTCCGGTATGAGAATTAGCAACTACATATACTCTTCTCTTACAATATTCTCTAATGATATACTTCTCTTCATCTGTAATTACATCTGCCATATACAAAGCATGAGTGTACCCGTCAAGATAATCACTATTTCTCCCGTTCTCACACATATCTACAATAGCAAGAAGTGAAGTTCCAAGCCTGTAATGCTCCTTATTTAATCTATCTGCAATTTCGTTAATGTTCATGTTATACCTCCTTAATTGTGTATGACTTTTCTGCGATATATTCCGTATTGCCTACGATTCCAGAATATCCACAACGCCCTCTATGCAACTTACCACCAACAAACTTCTCTACTTCTTTCATACCCTTGCAATATATCTTCTCCGCTTCTTCATAAGCAACTATACGATCTGTAAATGTCATTCCTGGCTTCAATTCTATTTTTCTTACTGTATATACTGTCATATCAACTTACCTCCATTAATAATCTCTGCTGCATGGCTTCTTCTATCTTAACTTCCGGTATCATAGGCACATCGAGGTTAAGAAGTTCCACCTTATCCGCTATCTGCATTAAACATCTTCCGTAGTTAGGTAACAATTCGCAACCCGATCTATCCAAGATGTTCCTGCTATCCTGCCTGTTTCTTGTATGTAATCCGATAATCACACCAAAGTTTACTTTGATCTCCGTAGGAATTACATTAGACTTCGGACATTGTGTTGCACATATCAACTGAACATTCGCTGCTCTTCCTATTTGTGCGATTCTCTGAATTAATTTCTTTATTCCGGTATTACACAAAACCAAATCTGCCATTTCATCTACGAAAATATATAGTTTAGGTCCCGTGTATAACTTTTCTCTTCTTGTTTCCATTTCCTTAAATCGTGCTTCAATAACGTAAAGGCAAGCGGTCAACATCTTTTCTATCTCGTATATTTCCGAAGCGAAAGCGTCAACGTGGGGCATATCCTTGTACATTGATAACTCTACTCGTTTAGGATCAAGAAGCACCATTCTGTTCATGCCTGGATCACGAAAGAGAATTGAGTAAATCATTCCGTTCATAATTACAGACTTACCACTTCCCGTCATTCCGGCTATCATAATGTGTTGGTGTCTTGTAATTAAGTCCTCATAGAAATCGTAAACCATTCCTGTATATGCCATGTTGTAAAACCTCCTTTCAAGCATCTCTCCAATACGTCCATGAATTAACTTTCGATGTGCCGTATCTCTTCAAATAACTGTCAACTTTCTTTTCGTGATTCTTTTCTGCTCTTCGGTACATCTCATAAATCTGATATACTTCTTCTTTCGTTGCGATTCTGTAAAGAGTTCCACAAACAGTAACTTCCGTTCCAGGTAAATCTTCAACGTAGCACGAGCCGCCCATAGAATCTATAACGTCAGTCAGTTTACACCAAGTTATACTTGCTAATTTGCAATCTTCTGTTTGTGAATAATAAGCTTTTGGAGCTATAACTAAAACATATCTTCCGTTGTTAGTCACGTTCACACAATTTGTAAGATCATTAATCCATTCTTTGAAGTATTCCATGTTCTTATCCTTGAAATACTTTTCACTCTTCCTTGCGTGTGCTGCCATAGCTTGAGCATCATCGTAATCGTAACCGGATTCTCCAAAACAGAAATCCTTTTCAATAGTCTGCTTATCAACAGTTACGATATTTCCGTTTGATAATACTGCATACTCTGCAACCTTGTTTACACAATAGTCAACCATCTTCTGATCTTTCCATACCTTTGAATACTCTGTTCTTAACTTCTCTTTTTCTGTCTTTGTAATAGGCATAATGTTGTAAAACCTCCTGTTATTGTGGTGTTGTAAATATTATAATACACGTTTGATTTAAAATCAATTATTTCTCAAATTTCATTCCTAAAGCCTTTGCTCTATCCTTGCTTAACAGTTCTCTTGTATATCCGTATTCCTTTTTCTTTTTCCATTCCATTGCCTTTTTAAGATTCCTAAAGGTAATAAACTCATGCTGCCAAACACCAGGCTTTATGTATCTGCTTCTTACCCCGTAGATAATTCCGTTTTTCTTCCAATATGTTTCCGGCAGCATAGTTCATTTACCTCCTTAATAGTTATCATCCCAGGGATTAAACTCTTCTGGTATTCCCTTTTCAATATCACCCTCTTCAAAGTCAAGTTCCCAAACATCAGCGATATAATCAATAAAATCCTGTTCTTTTCCTTCTTTGATTAACTGTTCTGAATTACTTATAAACTCTTTTCTATACTTTTCTTCTTCATCTTCATCTGTAGTCCACCAATTATCATCATCAGCCCAGTTAATTGCCTGTTCAAGCCATTCTGTAGCAGTAAACAACCTACCCATTCCGAATGTTCCGCCCTGTCTATCGCACGTTACATAATAAACTTTATTCATAAAATAGCCTCCTTATACTGTTCAAGAATATAGTCAATAACTACTTCCGGTGTTTCCTTAATAGTTCTTTCAATTTCTTCTACTGAATTTTCATCATCAAACGAATCGAATAATGTTTCATAAATCTTTTCCGCTAATTCTTTGGTAGTCATTGATATTACCTCCATTCATAAGCAGGATATACTCTATCAAAAGGATAAGTACCGTTATTCAAGTAACATTCATTCCAAAAGTTAGCTAACTCAAAAGCCTTTTTTCTTGTTTCCGTAGGGTGTACTGCGTAAAGATTCTTAATACCTTTTAACTTACCAAGAAGATTGTATGCTTCATTTACTTTCAATACCGCTGCGGAGTTAAGATTCTTTTCTTTATCCCTGATAACTATTGTGTAGTAGTAATTCATGTTGTTACCTCCTTAACTATATTTCCATATATATCAAGTAATTCTATTTCCTTTTCCTTTATCTCTTCTTCCGAAAACATTAGATGAAATGTGAGTAATGCTTCTTTATTATTTCGAGCATTAATGTAGCGATAGTCTCCGTCATTCATTATTACTGTATACATACCGTACCTCCTTAAATATCTGCTCGAAGATAAAGTGTTTCTCTATCATCGTTATATCCGTATTCTTCTTCCGTTTCCGTAGTGATCTCGTTGTTATCATGGTAAAATCCGTAACCATAGTGAACGTCATCCGTATTAACAATGATCTTAACTTCCGCTTCCTCGTCATAGAATTTTAGTATCTTCTTTAAGTCCTTAACGGTCATAATCAATCCTCCTATTCGTATGTACTCATTCTTAATTTATATTCAGCAGTTTTACCGATAAGATTTCCAATTTCAGATGTAGTGTAGAATGTTCCAAACTCATTAAGCACTTTCACATTCCCATCATCGTCAATTTCTATTTCTGAAACTATCGCATGGTAGTCAGTTCCATTAAAACTATCAAGATGAATGATTCTGTTGTCGGTACTGATAGTATAGTTCATGTTTCATACCTCCTTAGAATATTTGATTGCCGTTTCCAAAACTCCGGCGATTGATCTCGTAAGATTCTTAACTGTATTTTTGGTAAGAGAATTAACGGGTGTATCTTCCGTGATTCCGTAAGCAGTTAAGATTGTATTGATAGATTCCAACAATGATTTATAAATCTGATCTTCCATAGCTGCAACTTCCTTTTTATAAATATCAGGCTGTTCGTCAAACTCCATTTAATGCTGCATTGATGGGGGCTCAAAGGTAGTTCAAATACCGGTCTGCCGTTTCCATCTTAGGGGTAATATATACCCTTTAGCCTTTGCCTATCGCACACCTGATTTATTCTTATCTTCTTATAGGAAGTACAAGAGCATGACGATCTTCCTTTTCGTTATGGAGCATTACGGGATAAGCACCTGCACCCTTTACACCAAAGTCAACGGTAAGTTCATCTGTTTCCGTAAAATCGAGTGCATCCTTTAAATACTTTGGGTTAAGGTCAATTTCACACCCGTTTCCAAACTTAATTGTATAAGGGACAATTCCATGACAGGCATAATCGCTATACTTCATTGTCTTAATATGATTCATCAAATCTGCCTTGTTTACCTTAACGATTCCAGGTTCCTTATATCTGTATTCGATGATCCGTTCAAAGTTTATAGATTCATTTTCCTCGCAAGTTCCAAAACCAAAATCAATAGGTGACCAGGACATTCTAAAGCCGTCAATTTGTGCGTAATACTTTACACCGTTAATAGTTCTAACCTGCGTTTTAGTAAGATATTCCCTTGTAATATCTTTAGACAACATTCTTTCCGCTGCCTTCCGGACATTAGCCTTCCTGCCTGCTGCCTTTTCACATTCTTTTGCAAGTTCTTCCTTAACGATTCCAAGCAGTACATCATATACGCCTGCTTCGATTCCGTCCTTGTTTTCCGTGATGATCTGATAAAGCTTTGTAGTGTTCATGTAAAAACCTCCTGTTTTGTTTTGTGGTGTATAAACATTCTAATAAATGTTTCCTTGATTTTCAACATAAATTTCCATAATAGAATTTATGCAGCCTCCTCAATTTCCTTTAATTCCTGGGTAAACATTTCCAACATTTCAAACCATGAATATCCGTTATAAACTTTCCAATGATAAGGCAAGTAAGAAGTTAAACAAACGCCCATAGAATTGCTTGTAACCTCAAAAGAATATCCGTTATGCTCAATCCATTTTTCCGAATTAAATAAATTCATATTATCAGTCCTCCAAAAATCTTTCGTTATACTTCATGCAATAATCAAAATACAGTTCGTAGAAAATCCGGCAAATTTCTTTTATCATAATTCCACCTCCAAATAACGTAAATCGTTAATAGTTCCGGTCATAATGATATTGACTTCACTTTCCAAACGATCCGATGAAACAATACCATGCAAACATTCAATAACTTGTTTACGGATTTTATTCTGTCTTTTTTTTGGCAATTCATAAATATACTGTTTCATGGTAAAATCCTCCTTAATAATGTGGTGTAAATTAAGGCTATAAGCCTATGGCAGCGGTGTTGAGGGATACCGCTAAAACCTGGAATTATTAATGTTTAGTTGCCTTAATAATCTCTCGATAAATAAGCCTTGACAGTGTTTCTTCTGCCTGTTCTTCTGTATATCGGTTACGCTCTTCTTCTGTTTGTTCGAGAATGTCTCCGAGATCCGTAACGGCTGAACGGTTATAGTAGTAACAAGTGTCAAGAATCGAGGGTAAACACGTACACCATTCAATAAATACTTCTTGCTTGTTTCTTTTGCGGTTGTACTCATGAATATACTCATCTACGAAAGTACTATAAATAGCATTTGCCACAAGTGAAAAAATGTCAATGTTTGCACCGTGTTTATTGTCCTCGATAGCCTCATCAATATAATTGAATCTAGGCTCGTAATTTGTACCGTCAAAACCCTTCACGATATATGCCTTTATGTTCTCGATAGCCTTCTTTGAATTTGTCTTTAGCATAATATTAAACCTCCTCATAACATTCAATTAACTCAATATCCTCATAATCTTCATTCATGCAAAATTCACACTTCAAACAATTATCTATAACCTCATCGGAATCAATAACAGAACCCTTGAAAATCTTATAACCGCATGATTTCAAATAATCTAAACAATGGTCACAATAGATAACTCGTGTCATAATCAGCACCCCCTTTTATTATGAATATTGATATATGTTAATGCCTTGTTAGTGTCCTTTGTAACTGCCTTAAGCTTGCCGTTGAAGTAAACTAAAACCGCCCCGTTTTTATCGTTTGTATAGAATGAATACATAATCAATTAACCCCCATTAATAAAGATAAAATAAATTAGAATTGCGAGAAGTAATTTTATATAACTTACCTGTTTTGTGTCCCTGTAATACACACCCTGTAACACCATAAACGCCAATAGAATATGCTACACGATGGAAAAATTGCTCTTCATTCTTTAACGCCTGTATATCTGAATCAGAGTATCTTGTAATATCCTCACAATAAAAAGCCTTGATATTGGTCAGTGTAGTTTTCATGGTGTAAAACCTCCTTAAAATAAATAAGCTTTAAAAGCTTTATAATGCCGTTAATTATTCACGCTTAACGGCATAAAAGACCCTTAAAGTATAAAGTCAAATAAAGACATCATCCTTCTTCCTCTCGGACGCCTACACTCTGAAATCTGGACACGTCAACAGACCGAAGGAGGGACAAGTCAACCCCTTCAGAGCGCGCAATCACTACCATATAAGTGACATCTATATATGAACTTGTAAAGGTACGAATGAGCCACCACGCCCCACGGGATCAACCCCCGTCAAAACCTAACTTGACTATATGATACAAGAACGCCCCAATATCAACACTTGATAAAAACACCAAAAATGATGTAATTATTTTGTGCATTATGTATAGATAGAAACAACCCCTATATTTTAAGAAATAACCCCAAAAAGTAATGCTATCTATAACGCACGAAAACGCCCTTATTTAATCAAGTAAGAATACAAAAAGGAAATTATACTGCCAACACAAAACAAGCGTGATTCTACGGGGTATTTAACAGGCGTGAAACAAAAACAGGAAACAGGATAAAAAAGCAACCCACAACCCACCCACACGACACCCCCACGCCCTAAATTGTCACGGATCGACAGACAGGCAGGGGGAAACACGGTGAGGGGAAACAGGGGGACACACGGGCACGGGAGCGCCGGAGGTTGAAGCCAGGGGGTGCCCCCGTACCCCAAATTTGATGTGTAGCCAAAAACAGTAAAGTGGGGCGCAGATGCAGCAATTACGGGAGATACACACCCTTTGAGGAGGGAGGATGTGGGAGGGAGAGTTGATCTTGGGAGTTGGTATTTTATACGGGGTAAAAATATATAAAGTGGGGGCGAGTTTGAAAAGTGAGAGAGGGGGAGTGATTGGGGAGAGTGGGGATATTTGAGTGGAGAGTAGGGAAATAAGGAATATATATGAATTTGATATTTGGAAATGTGTTTGATATATTTTAGGTATAGTAAAGAAGGATAGGCTGAATCGAGGTCACCGAAAGTGGCAACGGATTAGGTAGAGATACCGATGACTGGCAGCGAGTAGGATAGAGAGTGATTACAGTATTCTGATTTACTAGAGGAATTATATTAAGTACTTACGACAGGGAAATTAACTTCTTGGCGGTAGTATTTGAGTTAGGAGTTTACTTTATGGGAGCAGGTGGACAGACTAAAACTATAAAGAAACTTCAACAGGCGTTGATATATGAGGGGGAGATTATTGTAATCAATACTTCTCAATTTTGGAGTGCGGATAAGCATAAGACGGTTACGAGGTATCATATAAAGAAGCAGGTATTTGAAGAGGATGGAAAGTCTAGTATGGTGGAGTTATTTTCATCTTGTTCACAGATACAGGTAACATTCTTTTTGAGGGATTTGCTGTTCGAGAAACGTGGGGAGGAGATACCTCACGATAATCCTATTTGGGAAGAGGCGAAAGCAAAGTATTATGAGGAGCATGGTTGATTATGGCAAGGACAAGTAAGGCGAAGATAGAAAGAGGGGAATATAAGTTATCCATAAGGGAGCAGAAGTTTGTTGCTTACTATATAGAGTATGGGGATGCGACAAAGGCGGTTAAGGAAGCCGGATTTGAAACTAATGCCCCTATTCAGTATGCCAGGAAACTGCTTGGCAAGGCGAAGATACAACAGGAACTAAAGAATCAGTTAGAGGGCATTAAGAATGATGCTATTGCTTCTACGACAGAGATAATGTGTTTTTATACAAAGGCTATGCGTGGAGAGATTAAGGATCAGTTTGGTATTGAAGCTACGTTAGCGGATAGAATGAAAGCTGCTGATGCTTTGGCAAAGAGGCAGATAGATATGCAGGCTATTGCTGACAGGGCTGCTGCCAATGAGATTAATGTTACTGTTAATTGGTCAAGACAGAATGATAAGGTTTCCCCCGATCTTCCTACCGAAGAGGATTTGCTTGAAGGAGAAGAGTAATGTCTGTTACACCTTCTAAATATATTCGTATAGATAATACAGAGTATAAAGTGCCTATTACTAACTTGAAGAGAAAAGGAGATGTTCTTGATCTTGAAGCTACAAGAACTCAAGACGGTGTTCTCCATAGAAAGATAATAGGTACTTATTATAATTATACTTTTGGCGTAGAACAGGGGCATGATCCTGTTGAGTATGAGAATTTTTGGTTGAAAGTTACTGCACCTTCTAATCATACTATTATTTTGCCTTATGCTACGGAAGAGATAGAGGGTTATTTTGGCTCTTGCCAGGATGAAATCTATTTTGTTAATGCTCAAGGCAAGAGATGTAAGGGTTTCACTTGTAATATGGTTGCCGTCCGTCCTGCTAGAACACCTGAATCGGAGAATACACCTGCCGAACAGTAATAAAGGAAAAGTTTAGTAATGCTTAACTTTAACGTAGATATACAAGACTGTATAATTCCTATGTATGATAAAGTCCTTGAGGATATTTTGAATCATGGACACGTTCATTACACTTTCCTTGGAGGAAGAGGCAGTACAAAATCATCGTTTGTGGGTATTGTTATACCTTTATTGGTAATAAGTAATCCTGGTGTTCATGCAGCGTGTTTTCGTAAGATAGGAAATACCATACAGAACAGTATAAGGGCGCAAATTGAGTGGGGAATAGGCAAATTAGGCTTAACAGACTACTTTTTAATACCTAAAGCGTATCAAAATCCTATTATTTTTAAACCGACAGGGCAAAAAATATACTTTTTAGGCTTGGATAATCCACAAAAAGTAAAATCTATCAAGCCTACGTTCGGTTATATCGGTATCACATGGTTTGAGGAGTTAGATCAGTTCTCCGGTGAGAATGAGATTCGTTCAGTAACGCAGTCAACTATGCGTGGAGGAGATAAATATTGGGATTTTAGAACATTTAACCCTCCGATCAGTAAGAATAATTGGGCGAATGTGTATGCAGATAAGGCTTCAAGCAGGGCGAGAACACTTGTAGTAAGGAATAATTACCTTGATGTACCTCGTATTTGGCTAGGAGATGAATTTATAGAAGAAGCGGAGGACTTAAAGGCTATTAATCCTCGTGCTTATGAACATGAATACCTGGGTATTGCTACGGGTACGGGAGGAGATGTATTTGAAAATGCCTCCGATTTGCGTATGCCTAATACTATGGTTAAATCTTTTGACCATATTTATAACGGAATAGACTGGGGTTTTGCCCGTGATCCTTTCCGTTATGTCCGTATGCACTTTGATGCAAAGAAGTTAGACCTTTATATCTTTGATGAATTTACTTCTTATAAGACTAGAAATGAAGATAACTTTAAACAACTGTATGACGAAGAGAAAAAGGTTAAGAGGACAGAACTTGTTATCGCAGATAGTGCAGAAGAAAAGTCTATTGCAGACTTTAGAGCTTATGGTGCTTTTATAAGACCTGCTAAAAAAGGTCCCGATAGCGTCAGATATGGTATTAAGTGGTTACAAGGTTTAAGACATATTTATATAGATAAGAAAAGATGCCCCGAAACATATTACGAATTTGTTAATTATGAGTACGAAAGAGATAGGGACGGTAATTTCATTTCTGCATATCCGGACGAGAATAACCACAGTATTGATGCCTGTTTGGTAGGAAATACCGAAGTTTTTACTTCTGACGGATATAAAAAGATAGAAGATATGGTGGGTACAGAGGGAACTCTGTTTGCTTATGATATTAATACAAAAACAGTCGTAGAAACAGAGTATATTCATTGTAGGCTGACTTTTGAAAATGCTCAAATATATAAAGTATGGCTGCTTGACGGACGTTTTGTTGAATGTACGGATAATCATAGGATTCTTACATCTAACAGAGGTTATGTGATGGCAGGAGATTTAACTACGGAAGATACAATAGCCTGTATAGATGAATGTTGTAGAGTTAAATCTGTTGAGAAAACGGATAAGATGCTGCCTGTTTATGATTTAGAAGTGCCAATTTTCCACAATTTTGTACTATCTAATGGCATTGTAGTTCATAATTGCAGATACGCACTTGAAACATATGCAAATAGAAGAGGACACTAATAAAAGGAGAAGTACAAAAATGAGCCATGATAAAGGAATCCCTTTCAGAAAACCCAAGAAACAAGATGTTGATGATGTTTTATATGGAAGTTCTGCTTATATTCAAACAGAGAAATTAGATCGTAAAGCAGTTGATACTGCTATTATTCGTTGTCTTATGCCTTTTGATTGGAAATTAGAGGAATATTCTCATGTAGATGCTGCTAAAGATGTTCTTAAAGAACTTAAAAAGGCAGGATTCCCTAATGTTACTTCTTATAGGTCGATTATTTCTCAAAAGAATGTTAAATTTAAGGTAGTAAGACCTGAACAGAATATGGATATATTCGTAGCCGTTGAAGAGAAAAAGAAAGAACGGGGAACTGTCGAATGTCACTACTTAATCAAGTAATAAATAAAATAAAGGGGATATGGAGCAAAATGATAGGTAAGAAAACTATTCAAGAAGTATTACACGTTACACCTGCCGTTTCCGATAAGATGATGAAAGCTATTGATCTTTGGTCAGATATGTATGAGGATAAGGCTTTTTGGATAAGAAAAGGAACACCCGATGATCCTATTACCGTTCGTTCTCTTGGCTTACCTCAATTAATTGCTAGTGAAAAGGCTAGAACTGCTCTTGTGGAATTTGAGAGTGAAGTTACCGCACCTATGAAAGAGGTTGAACCCGTTACCCCTAATTACATGAATCCTAATAATGTTGGCACAGACGGAAAAGCAGAACCTATGGTTGCTACTCATGTGGTAGTACAGGACGTTGCGAAAGGCTCTACAAAGAGAGCAGAATATCTTAATAAGCAATATCAGAAGATTAAAGATAATTTGAGAGAACAGTTAGAGTATGGAATTGCTCTTGGTGGTCTTGTTATTAAGCCTTATGTTGTTGAAAGAAAAGTTAAGGTTAATTCCGGTAATGTAGATATGCTTACAGGCAAGTCTGAAACAGAGGAATTTGGAACTTCTTACGATATTGAATTTGATTATGTTCAAGCTAATGAGTTTTTTCCTCTTTCGTTTGATGCAAACGGCAAGTTGACAGAAGCAGCGTTTATTCAAAGAAAGTATGATAAAGATACTACTTATTCAAGACTTGAGTATCACAAATTAGACGGGAATACTGTTACTGTTATTAATAAGGCTTTTAAGAGTGGTATTGGTAATAATCCTGCTGAATATCTCGGAGATGAAGTGCCTTTGCAGTCTGTACCTGGGTGGGAATTGTTTACCCCTGTTGCTCATATTGAAGATGTAGATAGGCTTATGTTCGCTTATTTTAAGATGCCGGAAGCTAATACTATTGATAGAAAAAGTCCTCTTGGTGTTAGTGGTTTTTCTAAAGCAACTTCTCTTATCGAAGATGCTGATATGCAGTATTCAAGACTTCTTTGGGAGTTTGAAGCAGGAGAACTTGCTATCGACATTGATAGAGATGCCTTGAGATACATTGATAATCCCGATGATCCCGATAGCGGTAATTCTGTAATGGGTAAACTTCAACAAAGACTTTATCGTAAGGTCGATCTTAATGACGAAAATACTTACAACGTATTTTCTCCCGATTTAAGAGATCAATCCCTTATTCATGGTCTTAATATGATGCTTATGAGAATAGAGGATAAGGTTGGTCTTTCAAGAGGTACTTTATCTGATGAAACTATGGCAGAAGCAAAAACCGCCACGGAACTTATGCTTCAAAGAACCAGGAATTACGAAACTAACCACGATATTCAAAAAGCTACACAAAAAGCATTGGAAGATGCAGTTTATGTAATGAACGCTTATTGTACCCTTTATGAGATTACAGAAGAGGGCGAATATGAAGTGTCTTTTGAATGGGACGACAGTATTCTTGTTGATAAGGACACAGAGCTTTCGAGAAGAATGATTCTTATGAACAATGGTCTTGCAGGCAGGTTGGAAACTCGTATGTGGTACTTTGGAGAAACCGAAAAGCAGGCTAAAGAAGCACTCATTCGTATTCAACAGGAGAATCTTGAAGCAGTTGAACAGAATGTTACTGAAATGAAGATGCTTGGGCAAGCACCAGAAAGCAAGAAAGAAGAAAGTCCGAAGAATGAGGACGGAGATAATAACTTTAAGAGTGGAGATAATCAGTATAGCTAATGCTTAATGATGAGCAAATTGAGAATATACTTTATCCTTACGCAAAACGGCAAGAGGAGTTTAGCCTATCCGTAATCAGTATTATTGCGAATAGGATAAGCAAGCTTGCCGATTTTGATAAACTAGACGCTCTTAATAAAGTAGCAACCATGCAGCGTGATATTCGTCTTATAGAAGATGAATATAACGCTTTTAGACGGGATCAAAAGAAGAGAATTAAGAAAGACTGGTGGTGGATAGTAGAGTATATCTACGGAGAAGGTCTGCTTTTCTATGAAACTCAATTAGCATTGGCACAAAATGAAGAAATAGTAGAACTCACTAACAGAATGATAAACGAAGCACAGGGCAGTTTTACCACTTTAACGGATAGTCCTGTTATTACTATGCGTGATTTATCTAACAGTTCTTATATGCAGAATTATAACTTACAGTCCGCTTATCGTTCTGTAATCAACGAAGCAAGAAGTTACAGTAATGTACCCGAAAACCTTTTTGATGTTGCTATGCAAAGAACAGAATCACAGTTGTTTGATAGTGGTGTTAGATATGAAGTGAACGGAGGATTACAAAGCGCAGTAAGAGCAGTAAGATTTAATATCCTGGAGAGCATTAAAAATCTCATTCAGAGAGTACAGGACACTATGGGTAAGCAGTTTGGTGCTGACGGTGTAGAATTGTCTGCTCATGTAGCACCTGCACCCGATCATGCTCCTGCTCAAGGTCATCAGTTTACTTTTGAAAACAGAGATAAAATGCAAAGTGCAGAGGATTTTGAGGACGTTCAAGGTAATCATTATATCGGCTTCGAAAGACAAATTTATCAGTATAATTGCCGTCACTATTTTATGAATATAAAGATAGGCAAGAAAGAACCGGAATATACTCAAGAACAGTTGGATAAGATACTTGAAGATAACGAAAGAGGTTATACTACCCCTAGCGGTAAACACTATACCCTTTATGAGTGTTCCCAAATACAAAGACGTTATGAAAGAAAGATTAGGCAGGCTAAAGAAAAATATTTATTTAGTAAATCTTTGGGTAAACAAGCGGATATGTTTACTTCCCGTAATCGAGTAGGATCATTAACAACACAGTATAAGCAGTTTAGCAGACTATGTGGTTTACCTGCTAAACTTGAAAGAATACGGGTAAAAGATTACTAAAACATTGTATATAATGTTGATTCTTTTACTTATGTTTAGTAAAATTACAATATAAGTTCTTTGATAATTAGGCATAATGCCTTTTTATATAGTCTTGTCGAGGGACGTTAAAATCTCGATACATTCATGCGGAACTGCAACCGCAGATTTAAAACGAAGCAGATATAAAGAATGTTTTAGGAGGAACTTTTCGTGAACATTAAAGACATTTTTGACAAGGGAGAAAACGGAACTCTTACCTACGCACAGTTTGAAGCATTTGCAAAGGCTGACGGTGCAAAGTTTACTGATCTTTCCGAAGGAAAGTATGTAAGCAAGGATAAGTATGATGACGGACTTGGCGCAAAGGATAAGTCTATCGAGCAACTTAATTCTACTATTGCACAGAGAGATACCGATTTAGAAAATCTCAAGAAGCAGTTGGCAAGTGCAGGAACAGATGCAGAGAAGCTATCAAAGTTACAGTCTGATTTTGATGCACTTCAAGGAAGATACACAACCGATATGGAAGCTTATCAAAAGCAAATTGCTTCTCAACAGTATGAATTTGCTTGTAGAGAATTTGCTAATGGCAAAAAGTTTTCGTCTAATGCAGCGAGAAGGGACTTCACAACCGCTATGATAGGCGCAAATTTGAAGTTCGACAATGGCAAGATCATGGGTGCGGAAGATTTTGTAGAATCCTATTCAAAGGATAATGCAGATGCTTTCGTAAAGGAAGATGAAGGTGGAAATACACCTCCCCCTCCGGCTAATAATCCTGCTCAACCGAAGCCTCACTTTGCTGGTCCCACAGGCGGTACAAATTCCGGAAGTGAATCAAAGAATATCTTTGGTTTTAACTTCACACCTATAAGACCTATGGACAAAAAAGAGTAAAGGAGAATTATAACTATGTCCACAAAACATTCCGATCTTGGCACAGTAAGTTACGCTGACGAGTATCAAAGAGAACTGTCACAATGGTTTCCTTATATGCTCAACTTTGGCGATCTCTACGCCACACCTAACAACAACCGTTATCGTTGGACTTCCTCAAAGACTATCGAGATTCCTTCTATCAGAACTTCCGGTAGAACAAATGCAAGCCGTGATTCTATCGGTACTGCACAGAGAAACTACGATAACGCATGGGAGCAAAAGACACTTTCTAACGAGAGAAAGTGGTCAACGCTCGTACACCCTAGAGATATTGATGAAACAAATCTTGTTGCTTCTATCTCTAACATCACATCTGTTTTCAATACGACACAGAAGTTTCCGGAAATGGACGCTTATACAGTTTCCAAGATTTTCGCTGACTGGTGTCTTGTTGAGGACGAGCAGGGTAACGTAAGAACTCCCGACACAACTGTTCTTACAGTTAATAATATCCTTGAGGTATTTGATAACCTTATGCTTCAAATGGATAATGAGAGAGTTCCCTCTAACGGCAGAATCCTCTACGTTACACACGAAGTAAACAAGATGCTTGCAAAGGCTGACGGCATTTCTCGTTCTATGGATATTACATCGGGACCTAATGCTATTGATCGTAGAGTAAACAGACTTGACGAGGTTAAGATCATTCCTGTACCTGCAACTCTTATGAAAACTGCTTATGACTTCACAGAGGGTTGGGCGATTGATGATGATGCACTTCAAATCAATATGTTCCTCGTACACCCTATGGCAGTTATTACTCCTGTTTCCTATGAGTTTGCTGACCTTACTGCACCTTCCGCAGTTACAGAGGGTAAGTATTACTACTATGAGGAATCTCACGAGGACGTATTCATTCTGAACAAGCAGGCAGGTGCTATCAGATTCAATGTCGCAGAGGGTTCTGGAACAACGTCTTGATAAGAGGTAGTTATGAACATTATTAAAGTCGTTAAGGGTAATGTAGTTCTCCGAGTTGACAAATCTCAAATGGACTACTATGTAAGCAAGGGTTTTACCGCCAAGACACTTGACGGCAAGATTCTCAAAGAGGCAGTACCGACAGATACAGAATCTTTGAAAAAGGCTTGTGTAGATGCCAAGAAAGAGAATGAGGCATTGAAGAACAAGATCGCTGCTCTTGAAGCAGAAATCGAATCTTTGAAGTCACAACTCAATGAGGTACAAACACAACCCGTTATCGTTTTCGAAGATAAGCCGAAGAGAACTCGTAGGAAGTCAACGGAAGAGTAAAGAGAACAAATAAGAGAGGGTTTCGTATGGTAGAATACTTAACATTTGCTGAATATACTGAAATGGGCGGTAAGATTACTGACGAAGCCCTCTTTAATTCTCTTGCTATTGACGCTCAAGGGTATATTGATTGGTACACATTTAACAGACTTTGGAAAGAGAAGTGGCGTACAGAGGACGTTATGGAACGAGTAAAAATCTGTATGTATCAACTCATTAAGTTACTTGAGGTTAAGGCTAGTATCATTACTCCCGATGTAAGCAGTACAGGCGGTATTAATACCAATGCACAACTTATGTCACAGGCTAATGACGGTGTTTCTGCTACTTATGCGGTTCTTTCCGGTAATGCTTTGTACGAGAAGTCTAAACAGGAAATAGATGACTGTATTAAGCGTTATCTTAATGGTGTAATGAACAGCGCAGGACGAAAGATTCTCTACCGAGGACTGTACGAAGATGAATAATAATTTTCCTTTTCCTTGGTGGGATAAAACCCTTACTATCTACAATAAGTATGTTGATCCATCTACACAGAGAGTTACATGGTACAGAACTGTACTTAATAACTGCTTTTGGAAGTATGACAATACTACTTACTATGTAGGTAAATACTCCGTAAAGGTATCGGGTATTGAATTGGAAACGAAGCACGTTATATGTCGTATTCCTAAAGATGAACGATTCCTTTACCAACAGGAATGGAGAGCTTTGCAAGATAAGTCAAAGAACTTCACTCTTGCAACAGGGGATATTATCATTCTCGGAGAAGTTGATGATGTTATTGACGAGTACACAGACGGGCAGAGATCGACTGATCTTGTAAGCAAGTATAAAGAACTTCTTGAATGTGTAGAGATTGATTCTTATGTAATCAATACAGGCACAGGAATGGGTATGGAGCATTACAGAGTAATAGGAGAGTAGTATTATGAGTGATGGTTTAAAGATTCAACTTGATAATACTGATTTCTTTGCTCGTGCTATTGCACAGTTAAAAAAAGGTCCCGATGATTCCGTATGGAAAGAGGTTGGGGATATTACCGCAGAAGCTATGGGAACTTTTGCACCGGAAGATACGGGAGCATTGAAGAGAGGTTACAGAGCCTATGTAGGTAAGAACAGAGTAACTGTAATATGGGGTGTAAAGAATCCTTCAAATAAGTATGCTCATTATCAATGGGAAGGTATTGCTATGGAGCCGGTATATCCTGTTTTTAAAGGCAATAGTCTTTATACAGATGTATGGCGTACTCCAAAAGGTGTTAAGAAGAAGTATGCTTCTGATATGCACCATATTGGAAAACCTCATTATGTTGTCTATTCAAAAGGGAAGAACGCAGGCAAGGTTGCTTATGTAAAAGGTTATACAACGGCAGGTTCTACACACCATTGGACTGAAAAGGCAAGAAAAACATCGTGGGTATATAACCCTATGCGTAGGAAGATAATGGAAGTGTTGAAAGTTGCTATCGGAGAGAGTATTCCTGGAGCGAGGTATCACGTTTAATGGCTACTGTTGATAAGAACAAAGCGGTATTATCATTTCTCGCTACATATCCCGATATACAGAGTAATCCTATCTTTATTAACTTCGTTAATGCAAAGAATGATACTATTCAATTCTTAACAGAGGATAACGATAAAAGACTTAATAAACCCTTTATAGACGGAAGTGTTCGTAAGAGTTATACCTTACACATGGTAATATCCAAGTCTATTACTGACATGGCAATAGCGAAAGATATTCTTACTAATGAAAATCTTGATGATCTTGCTGATATACAGGAGATTATGGACTGGATAAACGAGCAGGGGGAAGCTCATAATTTCCCTAACTTCGGAGAGGATTGTGTCATCGAAGAAATGGTAACAACCGCCGAAAACCCGTCAGTAGACGGAATCAATACTGCAATCACTCCTGCTCTTGCTTTATATAGCATGGAGATACGGATTGATTATATAGACTATACAAAAGTTATGTGGTCATAAGAAAGGAGAAAAGCATTATGGCTATAAGCAAGTTTAATCTTAACAAGCATCAGAGAGCAGAACGTAAGTTGCTTATGACAGTAGCCGAGTGGAAGGATGATAACGGAGAGATTACCGTTACCGAGGGTACAACTTCCTACAAGGTAAATCGTGAGCTTCTTGGTAGAAGAACAGAAGATTCCTCTATCGAGTACAACAACGATATTTCCACCACAACGGATATTCTTGGAATCAACTATTCTGACCTCAACAAGACACAACCGCAGCAGGACTTCGATCCTTTCCTCATTCTTGGCGATTCGTTGCTTGGCGAGAAGCTGAATGACATTCGTAAGAGAAATGCCCTTACAGAGCTTTCTGACTTCACGATTTATGTTATTACTGCTTTCGTAGGCGATTCCTCAAGCGGTTATGAGTGTGAGAAGCACATTGAGTGTACTATCACATACAACTCTATCGGTGGAGATGTTAATGTAAATATGCCTATTTCGGTATATTTCTCTAACAACATTACTAATGGTACTGTTGATAAGACTTCCGAGGACTTTACGTTCACTCCAGACGTTCAACTTTGATATAATTAAGATACGACCCGACATGACTTAATATGCCGTGTCGGGCGTATTTTATTTAAAAGGAGAAAGTACAATGATTGATGACACAAAGAAAAGAGCAAAAACAGAAGCTATCGTAGAATCTGCACCTATTAAGGATCAAGAGATACAAGATATTGATCTTGGATTTGTAGAAAAGAAGAAGTTTAGAATAGGTGGCGACTTCAACAGAATGTTGGAACTTAATATTTCTGACATGAATATCTATGTCCGCTATAAAGAAGTTATCTCTAAACTTCGTAATTTTGCAGAAGAAGCTTCAAAGAAGATAACTGAATTACCCGATCTTGAAAAGGAAGAAAATACTTACGAGGAGATTAGTACAGTTGCCGATTTCCTTGAAGATATTGATACAAAGATGCGTAGTCTTATGGATTATCTGTTTGACAGTAACGTATCGGAAGTATGCGCCCCGTCCGGAAATATGTTTGATCCTGTTGATGGAGAGTTTAGATATGAGAAGATTATTGGAACTCTTGCAAAGCTTTATACAACAGGATTTGAGGACGAGATTAAGAAGTTTGAGAAAAAGGCTGCAAAGCACACTAGCAAATACACAAAGAAGTATCACAACTAATGTATGAGTTACCGATAACAATAACCGTAAATGAAAACGTCTATTCCATACGCAATAAAGGAGATTATCGTATGGTCTTGGACGTTTTTACGGTTTTAAATGATGTAGAGTTATCGGAACAAGAAAGAATACTTACTTCACTCATTATCTTTTATACTGAATTTGATGATGTTAAAAGATTATTTGCTTGCTCGGAAGAAGAGTTGACCGCATTAACAGAAGAAATGTTTAACTTCTTTAATTGCGGTCAGACTTCTCCAGGTGCAAATACTAATGTCAAATTAATAGACTGGGATAATGATGAACAATTAATCTCTTCTGCTATCAACAATGTTGCAAACACAGAAATTCGTAGCGTTGAATACTGTCATTGGTGGACGTTTATGGGTTATTATTGTGCCATAGGGGAATCTCCTCTATCAACTGTTGTTGGTATTAGAAGCAAGATAGTTAAAGGCAAAAAGTTAGAGAAGTACGAACAAGAATTTAGGCGTGATAATCCTCAATACTTTAATTGGGATAGACGCACGTTACAAGAAAAAGAAGATGACGCATTACTGCAAGAACTTTGGAATAAGAGGTAATGTGCTATGCCTAGTGACAAGATTTCATTTGAAGCCGAATTACTGAACGCTAAAGCGATCCAAGGATTCAAAGAATTAGAGGAAGCTGCCAAGAAAGTAAAAGTCGATGCTAAAAAGGCAGGACTAGGCGATCTAGTAACTGAATTTGACGTTGCCACAAAAAGAATAGTAAAAGATACCAAAGAGATTGAAACGGCTTTAAATAAAGCTACTACGCCCGATTCAGTTAGAAAATGGGCGACTAATGCTATGCAAGCCTATAATCGTGGTCAAGAACAAACGACCATAATGAACGGAGAAAAGTCTTATGGATTTACTGAATCTCTCCGTAGATTAAAGGCGTTAAACACAGCAGGGAAAGACTTAAATAATGTATATGGAATATTAAAATCTCTTATTTCAAATACAGATATATTAAGCGGTTCTCTCGATAAATATAATGCTGAACAGGAAAAGGCAACTCAAGGCGCAAGAGAATTTGCTATGCAAGAATCTTCCGCTACCAATGCTACTAAAGAATTTTTAAACGCATTACATCAAGTAGGTGGTCTTTCCGGTATTGATTTTGGCGCAGATACCGCCAAGATGAATATTATAGAACTTATGCGTTATGCGTCTGCACTTAAAGAACGTATAGAGCAATTAAGAAACGCAGGTGTTACAGGCAGAGGTACATCTTTGCTTGATAATGAACTTAATAATGCACAGGAAGCATTAAGGAGAACACAGGCTGAAATAGATTCTTTTGTTTCTCATACAAGAACTGCTATGAACCTGGCTTCTCAAGGAATGAAGGTTCTTGAGAGAGGTATTCAAAATGTTATCAGTTTCTTTAAGAAGTTAGGTAGCATAGCCGTAAGTGCAGCAAAGAAAATCTATTCTGTATTTAAGTCTGTCGGAAAGAGTATACAGTCTTTCTTTAGTGGTATTTATAAAGGTCTTGCTAAAGATGCAGATAGGGCATTTTCTACCAAAAATCTTAAGCGTACTTTAACAATGCTTACAAAGTACATCTTCGGTGTAAGAAGTTTCTTTTTCTTATATCGTAAGTTAAGAGCAGGAATTGCCGAAGGACTTAAAAATCTTGTTCAATTTGAGAGTGCTACTAATGAAACAAATACGGCTATTACAGAATTAAGAAGTTCTCTGCTTTTTCTCAAGAACGCATGGGCGGCAGCTTTTGCACCTATAATTAACGCAGTTTATCCTATCCTTGTAAGTTTTATGAACTTGCTTGCTAGTGTAGGTAATGCTATTGCTCGTTTTATGGCAGCTCTTACAGGACAGAGTACAGTATTACAGGCATTAAGAGTAGATGCCGGAGATTATGCTGATAGTCTGAAAGATGCAGCAGGCGGTGCAGGTAAGGCGGCAAAAGCACAAGAAGAACTTAATGATAGACTTGCTGCCTTTGATGATCTTAATGTACTTGGCGTTGATGAAGATAAGACACCTTCCGGAAGCGGAGGCGGTGGTGGAGGTGCGGACGACCTTCTTGATCCTAACTCGATGTTTGAGAGGATTCAGACACCTTATAACAAACTTATCGAGATGCTTCGTGACGCATGGAAGTCGGGAGATGCTTTTGAACTTGGAGAATTATTTGCTACTCGTTTAAAGGAATCTTTAGATCATGCTTATGAGTGGCTTACAGGCGAAGGTAGAGATTTAGTTATGAAGATAGCACACCTCATAGGAACATTCCTTGACGGTGCGTTGTCTGTTGATACTCTTGGAGAAAGTTTTGGAAGAACTATCGGTGCAGCTATTGTACTTGCTCTTGATTTTATAGACGAGATAGTTACACCGGATAGAATGGTTAAGATAGGAGAGCAGATAGCAAGTGCATTAAATACTGCTATTCCTATGGTAGTACCTAAACTTGGAGAAACACTCGGTAATTTGTTTAAGAGTGCTATTGCAAGAGCATGGGGATTCTTAACTAAAGCAGACTTCGCTTCTTGGGGAGAATCTATTGCAGAGGGCTTTAATAACTTCCTTGAACAAATGAGTGAGGAAGTTGTTATTACTCGTGGTAAGGGTACTCTTCAATTTGACGCAAAAGTTGAACATACCGGCTTGAATGGTTGGCAAATGCTCGGACAAGATGTAACTCTGATTGCACAGGGCATGATAGATATGCTCGGAAAAGTTATTGGAGAAGCAGACTGGAAAGAACTTGGCAAGGGTATTGGTCAATTAATAGAGAACATTGACATATCTTCATTAAAGGAAAGTTTGTCTAAACTTTGGGATAAGATTAAGGAAGCACTCAAAGAACTTTGGGAGGGTTATAAAGAAGGTAATCCCGAAGGTGCATCTGGCATTGAGGATATGTTTAAGGGTGCAGTTGATTTGTTGCCCGATCTTCTTGCCTTGGCAGCGGTTATTGCTTCAATAGCAGGTGGCATTTCCTTAATATCCGGTGCTATGTCGGTTGCTTTCCCTCTTATTTCAACTTTGTTGCCTTTTATTACGACAGGAACACTTGCTACTGAACTTGCTGCTATTGCAGGGGCATTTCCTCCGATAGCAATAGCGGTAGTATTAATTGGTGGTGCTATTGTTGGCGCAGTTGAAGCACTTGCTTCATTCAGAGCAGGTCTTGATGACGGTGCAGAGGGAGCAGTAGGACTGTATGGACATTTACAAATGCTCTTTGGCGGTGCTTTCCCTACATTAATCTATTGGATCAGTTTTGCAATAAGCTCTACGGGCAAATTTAAAGAAGCTTTTGAATTAGCAAAGATTGCTATTGTAACTGCACTTGGAACAATTAGTGAAAAGTTTTCTGTCGTATTCTTGTTTGTAAGAGAACTTTGGCTTACTTTTAAAGATACGATTATTAGAGGTGTAGAACTTATTAAGTCTAACTTTGAATCGTTTGGAACTTTCGTTATTCAACTGTTTAGCGGAGATATAAGAGGAGCATTGAATACTTGTATTAGTGCTATTGAAACATTCCTTAATTCTTGTATTCAAGGATTAGCAGAACTTGCTAATAATTCTGCTATCGGTGGTATTGCCGGATTAGCAGGCAGATCAATAGCAAATGTAACTCCAACTACGATCACTTTACCTCGTATTCCGGCTCTTGCTCAAGGTGCAGTTATTCCTCCGAATAATCAATTCCTGGCGGTGCTCGGAGATCAAAGAAGTGGTACGAACATTGAAGCACCTCTTGATACGATTAAGCAGGCAGTTGGAGAAGAATTTGCGCCTTACGCAGAGGCTATCGTAGATGCAGTAATGCAGGTAGTAAGTGCAGTTAATAATAAGGAATTGAAGATAGGCGATAAAGAAATAGGCAGAGCGAATGACCGATATAATACTCAAAGAAGTATTATAAGAGGAACAATGTTATAATAAATTATGCAGAACGTAACGAGTGATTATAAGACCGCTATAAGAAGTATTGATAAGCCTTATGACGAGGTTTATGGTACTGTTACCTTTTCTGATAATACCTCTTTACTTATTACTCCTGCTATCATTCCCGAAAAGACTTGTACTATTTCAAGACAATGTATAGACGGAGATGATTTAGAGTTTGGCGGTGTATATTCTGACCAACTTGAGATGCAGTTGATTACTGATAAATCACGTTATGCGTTCTTTGGTGCAAGAGTTGTTCTTGATTATAAGATATTGGTAAATGGTTCTTATAAAGTAGTACACCTTGGACAGTTTACTATTTCTGACGCAGAAAGACAGGGAGATATTATTAAGTTTACTGCTTATGATGATATGCGTTTACTTGATACACCTCTTTTGTCTGATGCGGTATCGGGACAACCGTGGGATATTCTTTCTTTTATCTCACAGATTTGTAATTATCCTCTGTCATTTACACAGGATTCATTATCTGCTTTTGTAAATACAACTACTAACCTTTACTTTGATAGTACGAGTGGCTTACAGACATACAGAGATATGTTAAAAGCGGTATGTCAATGTTTAGGTTGTTCTGCTAGAGATGATAGAACAGGACAAATGCAGTTATTCAAGTATAACAATATTGTTGTCGATGAACTTACGGCAGGTGACTGGTATGACATTACTATCGCAGATTACGAGTGCCAATACGTTGCTCTTTCTGTAACGAGTGCTAAAGGTACTTATACGGCTAGACTTACAGGCGACCAGACAGGAAACTACATGAAAATTCCCGATGCACCTGCATGGGATTATGGTATAGATGAAGTATTACAAGCACAGACTAATGCTATATTCTCTGTAATCAGTAATCTTGTTTATACCCCTGTTGAAATAAACACTGTTGATGATCCGTCTTTTGATGTTGGAGATACAATAGAACTTACGACTATTGACGGAGATACAATTCAAACCATTATCACAAGTTATGAGTGGACTTGGGGTGGTGGAATGACGCTTGTAAGTAAGGGTGTTAATCCTTATATGTCCGGTGTAAGTACGGCAGATATAGGAAGCACAAGACTGTTAGGTAAAGATCAACAAGCAAGTAAGTTTACTTATTACACTTATGTAAATGGTAGTGCTAAAAGTTTAACAACTACGTTTAAGCAGTTATATCACATACGATTTGTTGTTGGCAGTACAACTACTGTTACTCTTTGGCATGAGTTTAAGTGGCTTAATGAACTTGCTAACGAGAATCAAGAAGTAACACTTAATTACTATTTTGACGGAACAAAGTTTGATTATGAGCCTACACATACCTATGGAGAGGACGGGTATCATACTTGGGACACTCAATTTTGGCTTCAAGAAGTAGAAGCAGGAAGTACGCATGAGTGGGAAGTGTGGGCGAAGGTTAATAGTGGCGACTGTACTATCAATACAGGCGATTTACACGCATTACTTCAAGGACAAAATCTTGAACCTCAAGATAAGTTTAACGGAGAACTTGAGATTTATGAGGAAGTTGAACCGTTCACATTCGGTCTTGATACGGCTACATTCGTCGATACACCTGTAATCAGTAAGATAGCAGTTAACCCGAATATCACGGTAAGCGATACATTCGAGCCGTTCACATTCGGTCTTGAGGTTGCTCCTCTTGTTGATACGCAGGTATTGACCGCACAGACATTACAGTACACTAGAGTTACGGAAGATGGAAACACAAGAGTTACCGAAGAAGGTGACGTAAGATTAACGGAGGTATAAAGATATGCCCGATACAAGAGAAATATCGGCTCTGACAACTGCCGAAAGCACGAGTGCAAGTGATCTGTTTGAAACTGCTCTGCCTAATGCTATGACAGAAACAGGCTATGTATCGAGAAAGGTTACACTCGGTACTATTGCCAATTTCCTATTTAATACGTTGCAGTTTTCGAGCCTTCACACGACAGTAAAAAATATTATTGGTGCTATCAACGAGTTGGCGCAGGGAAGCGGACAGAGCCTTGATACACTTAACGATGTAGATATCGATTCTCAAACTCTTGCAAATGGACAGGGCATTGTTTATGATGCCACAGCGCAGAAATGGAAGAACGGCTCTGTTGGTGGCGGCGGCAGTCATACGTACTCTACAACGGAACAAGTGGTCGGCACTTGGATAAATGGCTCTCCTGTGTATGAGATTGTTCTTGAAACCGATACACAGGTACAGTTGAATAATACGAGTTGGGCAACTATACCTTGGAACAATGAGCCTTCGGATATTGATTTGCTTATTTCCGCAGAAATTGTACGAGTGTGTCCGAACACAAATTTTATACTTCGTTTCACTTTGGATGGCGGTCATATTAAAGGTGCTTCATTGGTTGAAAGTAACTATCCCCCAGTATCTAATTTAACAGAAAGACTGATTATTCGTTACACCAAATCTTCAACATAACAGGAGGTAGATATGTTACAAGGAAATACAATTCTTGAATTTGCAAGAGAAAAGAAGATCAATAACAAGGTTAAGAGAGAAGTTGTTAAGCGAGTAGAAAAGCATAACAATATCACGCCTTGGATAAATGACCTGCTTCATCAAGGAAATTTTTATCAGTTAATTGAGCCTACGAAAATGCTTCCGTTATCGCAGTTCTTTAATGGTTGTTTGCTTACTGATAAGGCTAATGATCCTACACTTTCTATGATAGCAGGAGATAGCGAGGTTACCGCACAGGCAGGTAATGACAGCTATTCGGGTACTTATTCCAAGAGGGGTACTTTTAATCAGATAGAAAGCGGTCTTATCACTAATGGTATAAGGAACGTGTGGGACTGGGGAACAGCCTACGGCAACGGTCCTATAGCCTCGGTCTGTTGTACCCGAGCTGAATTTGGAAAGACGGAGCTAGGTACGACTTCTGCTATTCCCGATACAGATGCTATTGCTTCTTATCGTCTTGGCGGAAGTGGTACTTATGGTTGGTATGACAGTGATGCTGACACGCTCGGAAAATGTCAGATAATTGATTTTGCTAATGAGCGAGGCTATTTCATTGATTATGATAGTGGCACGATTACTATTGAGGTGTACCGTGTGCCTACGTTGCATCTGCATCTTACCGACGAAAGATATATAGCGGAACTTATTGAAACACATACTATCTCACAGACGGTGGATAATTATAACAAGGCAACGGCGACCGTATGCTTCACAGGCAGCACAATTCACTTGATTACTTTCCAATATAACACGGGCAACCTCAAAGACTATGCTATTGCGTTGAGTGACCTCGATACCGTTACAGTAACTTCGCACACCTATTCGGGAGTTACGTTCAATTACTTTGCTTCTGCTTACAGGACAGATAGATACCCGAGGAAAGACTGTTTCATTATTATCGGCAACTATATATGGGGTTGTTCGGGAAATAAGATAGTTAAGTGTAATCTGCTCGGCAATAACGACGCTGATGTAACTGCTTATGATAATCCGCTTGGCACTTTATCGGAAGTGACTAATGGACCTATTATTTATCTTCCGAATGGCGACTGGTATAAGACTGTCGGTGGAAGTACGTTAGAAACTGCTGAAACTCTTTATTATCACAATGGTAATTTCTATCGGGTATATGCTCATAGAACAGGTAGAGGTAATGATGCTAGTGAGTATGCACTTAATTCAACGGGCAAAGGCTCTATTATTGTTTCTGACCGTGCTAATTGGGGTACGTCTGCAAGTTACATTAATCTTCTCACATTCTTCCCTTATGTAAGCACAGTAAACAACCTCGAACTCGAAGAAGCGGTTACTAAGAGCGCAGACTTGACGATGAAATTGACATATGAAATTACAGTAGGAAGTGGAACATGATACTTTTCTGCATAGCAATATTGGTACTTATATTAGCCTTATTGCTTATGATAAGGACATTAACGAAGATTAAGTAGTTATATCTTATAGGATATAGTAAAATTAAATTAACTCTCAAAGGAGGATAAGAACAATGTTGAAGTGTGAAGGAATTAAGAGAGAGATGAACGGCTCTGCTGAACTCGTTGTATATGCAGATACAAAGAATGAAGTACCTGCTAATGTTGTTACTAATAAGCCTACTATTGTAGGACTTCCTTCTGATGTTAAGAAGATAAGTGAAAACTCTGTTTTCTATACTGCATCTTTGGAAGTTGGAATGGTTAAGTCTGACGGAAGCGTTCAATGGTAATTAGGGGGTAAATAAGAAATGGATATTAACACAGTATTTATTTTTGCTCTTGGCGCATTGAAGAAAGCGAAAGAAGCACTTGCCGAGATCACTAACTTGCCTGAGCCTATGGTCTTTAAAGGCACTCTCGGCACAGGCGGTACTATTGAAACTCTCCCCACGGCAAGCGACAGCAACAAAGGCTTTGTTTACATCGTAATTACAGACGGCACTTATGCCTCGCAGTCTGCAAAAGCAGGGGATATGTTTATATCTGACGGGGCAAGCTGGGTGCTTGTACCGAGTTCTGACGAGCCTTCTGTTATTGACGATGGCGTTACATCAACGGCTCTTACTTGGTCGAGTGATAAGATAAGTGGATACGTTGAAGGTAACGCTGACGGCACGCCCTCCGCCTCGCTCTCTACTCTCAAGATAGGCGACACTCTCTATCAGGTGGACGGAAAGAAGATATGCTACGGGTTCCACATTGATAGTGCCGAGACGGACGCAGATGACGCAGTTACCTACCTTGAGGACGCAGTAGGCATGACACCTGCTTACATGGACTACGCTAATGACAAGTTTGTTTACGGCTCTTGGGAAAATGCTTTCTTCATGCCTCGCCCTTGTATGCTGAAATCTGACGGAACAGTTGATTACTACCTCGATAAGAACGATTACTCAAAGAAAGAGGACGG